TTGTTAAGTAATTCTATTTCATTATTTAATTTTTGAACTGAGTTTACAGAATAACACATATCATTTAGTTTCTCATTAATGTCTATGATTCTTTTGAAAATGTAATTATTGTAATTTTTTACACGCGTTAAAATTTCAGATGAAATTTTTATATTGAAGTCTTTTACATTCCCCTCATTGTTTATTGTAAAAAAATTTTCGGACGTTTTATTCTCACAAAATAAAATGCCAAAATTATAAAATTGAGACATCGATAAGGTAATTTTATCAAAGTATTTACTTAGGATGTACATAAACTGTATCTTAGGATATGTGTATATATCAGTAAAAATTATAGCGATATTTTTTTTACTGTTAAATTTTATTTTTTCTAACGTGTCAATGAATGTATGATGTTCTATAAGTTTAAAATAAATGTCAGATATAAGTATGTCATTTTCACATAACGTATGCGTATCATATACATATGATGTACATTCTTGGATTAAATTTTCCTTTGATAAATTAGGCAAAAGATTAGTATCTTTAATACATTTAAATACATTGTAAAGTTCAGGTGTCAGTAAACTTTTAGAAGGTCTAGAATAACCTTTATTATAAGTTATTTCTATAGAAGAATCGGAAAAATTTTTAAAATGTATAGTTGTCATTATATATTTAATCTAAGGTGTTTTAATATCAATTTATCCAAGTCATTAAAAGTCTTTCCATGGTCATCGTCTCTCCAACGTACATGATTTAAAGCTGTATGAGCAAGTTCGTGAGATAAAAGAGGTAAAATGTTCTCTTTTTTTTTTATTTTTCCATTTTTATTTCTAAGAGTTAGAAATATAACTCTATATGTGGCCCTTAGATTTCCATCTTTGCCAATAGAGCTTCTTCCTTTTTTGCTATAAATTCCCTTTGGTTTGTTAAGACCTTCAAATACAACACGCCCCTGTATTTCTTCAAGTTGCATTTCTTGAAGTCTAAATGGCGTATTTAACAAAAGTTTAATTTCGGGTGTTATTTTTTCGGAGTGATGTATGCTGATAAAAGATCTATAAGTTATAAATTTTAACTCATCGAGTATTCCTGCGGCTTCGGCGAGGTTTGGATATATATTTAATACCTTATAACCTTTAATTATCGAAAAGTTAATGTTTTCATTGAAATCCCAGAACTCTTTCATGTTTTATAATTAAGTTATTTTTTATTTCATAATTATATTTATGCTACCGTCGCTTTCTTTAACGGTTTTGATAAGAGGTTTTCTAACTTTATTGTTAGGTTTATTATTTTGTTTATTGAAATTACTTCGTGTATAAAATTTATTATGAACAATTGGTGTAGCAAAAGTAGTATGTAGACGTCTTGGGGTTCTTTCATATGAAGGGTTATAATGTATTGTTCTATTTTTTATTTCCTTAATTGGTTTAGTTTTTTTACTACTACTACTGCGCCGAATTTGTAAGAATAAATCTAAAGGCAATACTCTAGCATGCTTAGGAACTAGCCCTATACTAGTTGGTAAAGTGTTTATTATAAAAGGAAAATTCTTAATACGTTTATCTAATAATAATATCTTAGCATAAAACTTATTTACTATTATTATATTAGTCGATAGTTCTGCCGAATTATATAATTGTAACAAAGCTCTATAACTTTTATTAGAATCTTTTAAAATGTATACAGTTTGCATTATACATTTATCTTTTATATTTTTTTTTCACTTTTTAATATGTAATGTATTATAATAATGGAAGCTCCGGGAATTGATCCTGAAGAAATCGATTCGGACTTATATGATGAAATTGGTAATCTAGAAAAATGGCAAGAAACTCTATCGGAAATGTTGGCATCTGGAAATGTAACACATGAAGATTTCGAAATTGAAATGTTTAAAACTCGATATTATATTGATATCAAAACTAAAACATTTATATTAACAGATGAAGACAATGAAATACTTCAAAAAGTTAGAGATATAAAAAATGAAAAGATCGAGGAATACCGCCAGGGTACTATTTCAGAAAACGAATTTAATACATCTTATATATTTTATATAAGAAAAGAGTATGAAATTCTTAAAAGAGGGGAAGTTTATGACAAAAAAGACCCCGAAAGTGTAAATTTTGACATAGATTTACCTCTTCGGGATAAACTAGACAAACTTCAAGAAGCGGAGACAAAATACATTAAGTCTATAGCTAGAAAACATGGTATAGACGTACCAAAAATACCAAGAGGTTTCACCCAGGGTGATGTGGACAATTATTACAACGGTGGAAATTTTGGCACTAATGCGAATATAGACGAATACATTAACACATGGCACGCATTCAAGTTAAAAGTCAATTTTTATCTATCGTCATTTGAAATTTCTAAAGTTTTCTATAATCCCCAATCTGGAACGTCTAATTACGAGTTTAAACGCGTTTCGCCGCTTAGTGATAAAATAGGGGAAATTAAGACATCGGACAATCGAGGTAATTTATTGTCCCCTGAAGAACAAATGTACTCTGATCGTCTTAATAATCTTAAAACAAGACTTAGAATGATGCCAATTGAAGATCTTTTAAAATGCGCCGGTTCGTCTACCACTAAATTTATGAGCTACATTGAGAGACTTAAGTCTAATAAACAAAAAGTCTTTAAATTCAGAGAACATCCTAAAAATTACGAAGAATTAAAACAAATTCTCGGCCAAGAAAACACGGATTATTATAGAATACCTTCTGAACAACTTTTTACAAAATATACATACTCGCTGCCAAGTATCTATACCGAAGGAAACCAACTGTATGTTGAAAAGGGGACTGTCGCATATCTAGCATTTAAAGAAGGCGCAGATATTAAAAATTTAAGTTTAGATTTGACTGATTTTGTAACAGTTTTACCTATGGAAGATCCTTTGTATAAGATTATTAACTCTAAAGAAGGCGATCAAACGGAGATTTCAGATGTTTGGGAATTAAGAGGTTCGTTGCCTGGTAGCAATCTAAAAGATATTGTTAAAAGATATATATCGTTCGAAGATTATCTTAAAGATTTAAAAGAAATACTTCTTGAAAATGCTAAGAGGGCTAAAGGTAAGTTAAGAGATACGTTTCTAAATAGAATACGCAAGATAAATTACTACATCTCATACGGGGAAGACATTGAAATGTTTAACTTATCCGGACATTCAAGTATATCAAAACTTTTTGAAAATCGCGCAGATATTTATAATATGAGAAAGTCTGGATTATATAGACTTACAGAATATTTTACACAGTACTACTCCGGATCCGAGAATGTAATAGGGAAAATAGAGTCTGATATTTTTGATTATTCAAGTGTTCACTACGTTAAGAATATTTCAAAGATCTTCTTTTTAATAAACAATCATCAGTCTAAACTCGAAGATTTAATTTTAGGAACTGAAAGTGTAATTACTTTACTTACTTATGAAACACCTTATATTCTTCCGCCAGATGATATAGACATCGCAGGTGATAAACAAGAGAATATTAACACTATTCTTGCCTGGAAACCAAATACTGAAAATTTTGACGTATACGAGTCTGAATTAGAAGAAACGCAGTTTAATTTTAGAAAGTTTAAAGAAAATCATTCTGATCTGTCTATTTTAGAAATTGAAGAAATTATGAAGGAATATTCTGAAAAGTTTCTATGGAATAAGTCTATGCGAAAATACAATAATTTAGATGTACCTGAAGGATACATCGAATTAAATTACAGACTTAGATTCCTGTTAAGACAAAGAAATAGATTACCTTCTAGAAGAATATATAGAATTGCGACTGTATCGGAAAGAATGGCCGCCCAGAATTTATTAAAAATCACGTTTAAGAAATGTGACGCAAGAGACCCAATAGAATACGGGATTACAACTGAGAACGTAATATATCAATTTTCAAAATCAAATGAAGATTACCTTTATTATAATAAAATAGTCAACGACGGGTATAAAAAGTTATGTTCATTTATAATGTCTATTCGTTGTGGTACATATGTAACCAGCGAAGAATGTCCTAGATTAGAACCGGCAGTTTTGAATAGCGTGATAACAGAATTTATAATAACACAAGGAGAATTTTCAATGGTTGATATCTCGCGACTTAAATTATTCTCCGTTAAGTTTAATGACTCTGAATTCACTGAGTACATTATGTCTTTAAGAGGGGAAGAAATAAATGCTTGGGACAAATTTCTGTTAGATCAGCAAAATAAAGGAAAACCTGTTAACATTGATTATATTAAGGCTATTAGAATTATTAAATCAGCAGCAAGACAAACCAAAATAGAAAAATTAAAAATAGTGGTCGCTAATACATACAAACCACCCATTATATCAGAGATGAGACCAAAAGCCGACAAATACGGAATAGTTTATAAGAAATATATCTACGTTTCTGGGTATTACGTATATGGCGGACATTATCCCATGTTTAACATGTACGACAATAATGGTAATGTAATAAAGGAAAATTATACAAGATCAGATCTCGAACGTCTATCTAACGTATTTCAGATTAATTTAGTAGATAACTCTTTTGAACTTTGGAAAAATATAATGACTTTTATTAGAAATTATGACAAAAAGGAAACTGTAATTGAAATGGTAGATTATACACCAATTGGATACACCGATTATGGATACTTAAAAATTCCTTCAAAAACTATACATTATACTATAAGACCTAGATTAGGTGTTAAAGAACCCGGATATGCTTACCCAGTCTCTAAAGACCAATTTAGAACATACGGCGTCCCATATGATTTTGACGAAAACACTATTCCGATATACGATACTAACCTCAGAGAACGCGTTGACAATGGGTTTGTAATAATAGAAGGACCTTGTATATTCAGAGGAAACGATATTAACAATGCACTGACGGGTGATAGTTATATAATTCTAGAATATAATGATTCGCGGGGTAAAATTGTTAAGACAAGAGAAGGAGTTACAGATAAGAGAATAATAAAGAGAAAAATGGAAGAACTAGATACTTGTGACAGGTTTAAAGATAAAGTTTCATGTGACGACCTTAACTCTTTCTCATTGGATGTAAATAGTTTAAAGTACAAATGTAAATGGGTTGACACTAAATGTAAAGGTGTCCCGTGGTTGTCTGAAGTTATAGATAAATTTGACATGAATGTATCGTTAAAAGACTACAAAAAGAACAAATTGTGGACCGATGCTAAGGAAAAGGCGCTGAAATATATAGAAAATCTTTCTAAAATCAAGGAATTGACGCCCGAAGACCTTAGACTACTTGGAAAAGATCAAAAACAAAAACTATACAATTATTACAATACACTTGTTTCTAATTCTAAAACTAAACTTAAAACAATTATCGAGGAAAAAATGGAAAATAAACAGTATTTCCTATTAGATCCAGATCTTATGGAAATTTTGGCACAAAAACCAAATAAAGTGTTACCTAAAAAGAATATTCTAGATGGATATAAAACATTTACAATATACGTATCGCGGGTGAGTAACAGAAAATTACCTATTGGTAGAATTTTATTAAATAATGAATACAATATCAACGGAAAAACTGTAATTCCACGTGAGATAACAGACGATCGTAAATATATGTGTGAAGTAGTCGATTCAGATGAAATACTTTTTCTAGAATTGGGAGAATTTAGAAAGACTTCAAAAGAAATTATTACAAAAATGGAACCTGTACAGTGTTACATATCAAACGAAAACTATCTCATGCTAAATAATTACAGGGGATACCACTGGTATAATACAATATATGAATATATTCAAAAACCAGGTGAAGTAATAAAAACGGAAAGAATTGTCAAAATGACAAGTTTACCCGGTAGTTTTATTAAATTAACAGAAGAAAATGAAATTCTAAACGGTTTGCCATTGCTAACAAGAGAGAACGTGCTTGAAGCTATGGAATTATCTGCTTTTTCCACATTTAGTTCAAATGATGATATTTACTATATCTGTTCCAATAAAGTAAACGCAAACGTAGACGCAATTAGATTTGCCTTTATTAATAATATTGACATAAATCAGTTATTTAAGACAGTTATAGGTACAATAAATATTGAACACGTTCTTGATGAAATAGAAAAAAATACTCCAAAGTTTGAAATAATAACAAAAGAACAATTAATCGAAAAGATACGAAACGCCATAACTGCTAAAGATAAAGAAACTATTTTTAAATACATTACGAAAGCAAAAAACGCTGGGGTAAACGCCGATTTATTAAAAGAAGCACTTAAAGTTTTACGTAGTAAGGAAGAAATCCTAGAACCAGAGCCCTTACTAGAACCAGCCCCTGTTCCTCTTCCCAAAACAAACGTAAATGTATATCTAAATAGAAGAAGACGTTAAATTACGTTATATTTTTTTTAACTTTTTCTGATGTATTATATTAAATGGCTAGTAAAAATCTTACCGTAGTTTATCATCCATCGTGCAAAGCGTCTACAGATTTTATAATAAAAGTGTCAGAAGTACAGGGTTATGATAAGGAATTTATTAATTTAAAAGAGGATAAAATAGAAAGCAGCCAAATTAACGTCGACGTCGTACCTTTACTTATAATCAACGATGATCCTGATAGAGTTTATAAGGGACTAAAAGCATTTGAAATGATAGAAACTCTTAAGTCTGAAGTAGAATTACCTACTCAGAAGAAATCTGGGCCAATGAAATATGGTTTAAACATTGCATTTACGGAACCAAAAGACGATAAAAAAGAACGCATAGAACTTGAAAAGAGATAAATAGTTCGTTCGGATACATTTATTTAAATATAACATATAAAATATAATATTCCCATGGCTCAACAAATGCCTGACATGGCTCAGATCATGCGTCTTGCGCAACAAGTCGCATCACAGATCGAACCTCCATCCGAATTGAAAAATGGTAAGAATCTATCTGAAATAGATATGTCTAATGTTATAAGTAAGATTACTAAATCGGTTACTGATATAGTTACACCGGAAATGTTTGCAACCTCGACAATGTCTGCACCTGGACCAAGGTCCAAGAAACAGGGTAAACAAAAGATGCCAGTCAGTTCAGAAAATTCAAAAATTCAGTTGGATCTCACCGACCCGGGACCAAGTAGTCCTCGTAAAGAAAAGAAAAAGAAAGTTGTAGAAATAGAAAATGTAACAGATTCGTCTGAAGATGAAGATCCTATAGCGCCTCGTACAAAAGACATGACATTTACAGTTTCTGTTACATTGGACGAGTTGTATTCCGGAGGCAAAAAGAAGATAGCACTACGGAGACAGAAGATTGATACAGACGGTTCTTATCAAGAGGAAAAGAAGAAAATAAGTATTAAGATTGAACCGGGGATGATTGATGAGCAGACTATTCGTTTTAATCACATGGCTGACGAGAAACAGGGTTATGAAACTGGTGATGTAGTTGTATGTTTAGATGTTGAAGAACATCCTTGTTTCACAAGAGATGGTAATAATTTAATAGTCGAAAAAGAGATTTCATTCGCTGAAACATTTGACCCAATTGTATACATTAAGCATCTAAACGGTAAAACCTTTGTTATCAAGGGTGATCCGTTTGATATTTTTGATGAAGAAAATACATTACTTAAGAAGGTGAATGGACTTGGTATGCCTGTTTTGGGAGAACCTGGTATTTATGGAGACCTTTTTATTAAGTTTACATGCGTAAATAAAACTAAAATGACACCCGAAATTGTTCAACAATTGAAAGACTTATTCCCGCCTATAGAAACTAAGCCCGATGTACCAGACGAAGATCTTCTAGAAAAAGAGTTTGAGATGGTTACGGACACGGATCTAGAATATCTTGATTTTGATTCCGATGATTCTGACTTCTCGGATGAAGAAACCGACGAAGAAACCGACGAAGATTCAGAAGATTAATTAATATAGAAGTATAAACGATTTATCTAATATAAAATATGCCGCAGGACGGATGGGAATTTTTTATATTAGATCCTACCGATAAAAATAGTTATAAGAATGAAAAGACGCAGGGTATTTACAACAAAATGTATACACTCGCCTATAATAAATTAATCCAAGAAATCTGTATCCCGAATCCAAACGAACTTTTACAGTGTGATAAAGATTGTACATTTTTGTATTACATCAGTTGCGAAGGAGAGAATGACTATATTATTCTCGACGAAGAATACGAGTATAAGTTTTTGAAAAGCGTTTTCTTGGATAAAAAATACAACGCTATTAAAAAGTGTATTTACATGTACTATAATTCTCATGGTATATACGTAAAATCTATGTATAAAGACGGTTTCAATTACTTAATTGAACTAGAAAAAAAGCGGTCAACGTAATAAATTAGTCCGAGGACTATTATAGCTACGATAAATTGTTTTATTGATGTTCCATATTTAACTTCGTAGATTTCATTTAACTTAATTTTAGAATTATCGAGATGTCCACTTGGATCTATAATGTAACCAATGAGAGGTCCGAATATGTCGTCGGCGACTGGGTTAAAAATATTAAAAACAACTACTGTTATCAAAACTGATATCGTAATTTTTTGCTTTAAAAATTGAACAAAAGACTTAGCCATTTAATGTAAAATACTTATTTTATTTTAGGAATTAATTGAGGAATGTACCAATATGGGATCTCTCTTTTAGTCCACTTTGCAAAATAAGTCTTTTCCATGTTGTAGTAGTTATGATAAGCAGATGTATCTCTTGGAAGTTTACATCTTTCGGGCATAGCCTGATGCAACCGGGTAATATTTCCATTAGGAATGCCGACTGGAATGAAAGACAGACACTTTTCAAGTTGCTTTTGAGAACTGTGTACCTTCCCGAAACGATATGTAAACTCCTTACACAGATTCATAAACAGGGTGTAAAGATATAAGTAATTTCCAGACGAAGCCCTTGCCCAAACTGTACACGGATTGTTTCTAAATGCGATTTTGTACAATTTTGGATTTTTATATCTACCACAAACATGATGCGCCGAACATAACATTTGAGCGTATTCTAATATCATTTTTCTAACATGAGCATCGCAGTGCATCACCGCGCACGTCTTGGGACAAATAGACAGGAAGAATATGTTCATAATTTACAGATACATTCTAAATCAAGACTTCATTTAAGTAAAATTAATTTCTGTAATAATTGTAAATGACACCAGTTGGTCATAAAATTAAAAAATTAATGAAAGATGGGTATTCACATAAACAAGCAGTAGCGATAGCTCTTAAAATGTACGAAAAAGGATTTATAGGACCAAGGGGAGGAAAGGTACGTTTTGGGATGAAATCGTTTAAAGAAAAAGATTTACTTCTCGATTTTAATATAAATAAATATGTAGATTATTACGAAATTAATAATAATAAAGTATATATTGTAATAAAAAATATAGAAAATAATAAATTAGATTTAGACAGATTTTATAGTAAAGTAGCTATTCCAGGGTATGCAAGATGTTCTCTCTATTATATGTTAAAACAAATTATTGAAAATTAAGTTAAATTTAATAGAGACACCGAAATAGGAATTTCTATAATAGCTCCGAGTAAACCTAGACGTAATATAGATACAATTAAAAAAACTTATAAAAATATAGGTTTTGACAAAATAGAATGTATACAATCTAAAGGGCTTACGAAAAAAGAATATGAAGATCTTGTAAAAAAATATCCTGAAATGAAAGGTTCTTATAAATATTTAAGTCAAGATAGCGAATTATGTTCTGCTAATTTTGAAAAAGTAGGAAAAATATTAGAAAAATTAAAATTTTGTGACGAAAATTATAATTATAATAGTAATGTAAAAAGAGGTAGAGACACTGAATTTTTAATTACTGATGAGGACATTGAAGAAGCAGCAAAGAAATATAAAGGGCCCATTCTATCAGATGAAGATTTATTAAATTATTTTGGTAAGAAACAATTTCTATTTAATCCTAAAAATCCAAAAAAGTCGTTTGATGTATACATTGATAAAAATCCAAAAGACACAATACCCATTAAATATAAAACTTATTCAGATACTTTAAAGACTATCCGTAAATTAGAACGTCTTTATAAATCTGGCAAATATACGCATAAACGTATTAAACAGGTTGCCATGATACTTATGGTAAGGCTTCGTGTACTTAAAAAGAAAAAAATGAAGTCTTACGCCTTAGCTAAAAGATATCATGATTTTTTAGCTAAAAGAACAAAAACTGAGAAAAATAAAAGAAAAAGTATGAAATTTTATGTATAAATGTCGATCTTCACATAGCTTAAATTAAATTGGATTAGGGTAGTAAATCTTTTTGTACTCATTAGGTATTGTAATCTTTTTTATGGGGTAAACTAAACTACGAGAGATTACTTTTCCTCCTGGGTATTTATTATTGTTAATTTTATAAAAGTCTTTAATTTCATCTGTTATTTTTATTACCATGTGTCTATGTAATCCGGGATGTTGCTTAGAATACATAAAAGGTACATCGCCACTTGGTAAAACAGGGACTATTTGTTCTGATAAAATTTTATTTATGTTTTTCTGAGGATCTTTTGGATCTGAAAGTAATGGTACATCCGAATAAGTGTGTCTCCATCCTAGATACAATCTAATATTAGTTTTTTTAATCTTTTGTTTGAATATTTCGTGAATGATGTTCTGATTAAAAATAAGTACTTGTTTAGGTTTTACAGGTAGTTTAATTTTAGTGTCCTTGTAGTCCCCCTGAATTCTTTCAAATCCTCCTCTACCCGCGCATGTATGAGTGCCTGGAACACATGAAAAGTATTGTGTTTCAGTATCATCAAGGTTTATCCAACCACCGTATATATTGTCATCAGTTGATTGAAGAGAACACGTATCTCTATGAAACGATTCTCCTGAGACACTTGCCCCTTCTCTCCGAATTGCTAAGCGGTCGAATAACATCTCCAATTTTCTTCTCGGGTCAACATTTTTAAAAAGGAATTTTAGCTTGTGGAAAAGTATGTATCTTAGAGCATAAATTTCCTTACTATGAAAACTGGCTGGATTGCCAAATGCTCCAAAAGCGCCTAAAACAAAACCATATTCTGGATCAGTTGTTTTAAAGTCTCGTAATTGTATATTCTTGACTAGTTTTAGCCAGTCAGTGTCATTCAAAAATGTGTGTTTATCTCTTGATAAATGTAAATCTACAACTGTGTAACCTTTATTTTTAAGATCGTTAGCTTTTTGCACGATGTAATTCTGTTCGTCAATTATTATATTATTAATACATTCTATCAGCCTTGCTTTGGAGCTCATAATATATAATATATGTAATATTTTTTAAAATCGAGTGTGTATTTAAGTAAAATTAAAATTTGTAATAAAATATATATATTTATATTAAAATGAGTAAGAATATAGAGCGATGTCCAAAAGACCTTAAAAAGCTGGTTAATCCGAAGACGGGTCGGTGCGTAATGGAATCCAGTCCTATTATTAAGAAATTGATTAATGAAGGGTATACAATATTAGTAACACCCAATAAAAATCAACCTGTTCCTCCGGAGACTAAGCCTAAATCCAAGCCCAGTCCTAATAATTTTGTCAAGATATTTAAAGTTTGTCCATCTGACCCAAATAAATTAGTAAATCCAACAACTGGTAAATGTATAATGCAAACAAGTCCTATTGTTAAGAAGTTAATGTCGCAAGGATGGTCTATAGCTTTTAATGATCCGGGTGTAACACCTATTGTTATCAAACCTAAAGGAGATGTAGACATAGGCAAACTTAAAAAAGACCTAGATATAGACAAAAACGGTATAGTTAGTATTAATGAATATTTAAGTTCTTTTGAAATTACCGAACTTGAAGAAAATGAGGAAAAGGGGGCTTTCATGTTTCTTAGGACAAATACAAACATTCCGAGATTTTTAGCATTGATACGACAAACGGACCCCGTGTTCAAGAAAAACTTATGTTGGTTCGAACAAATATATTTTGCTTACGCACACCCGTTTAGTGGCAAGGGCCAAAAATTTAAATTTACGTCTACATTCTCAAGTGCAGAAAGGAATTCTTATGCATATTCAGATGTCTTAAATCATGCACAATTGTATAACGCCCCAAGAGGTGATAATAGTAACACGGGTGTTACTACTTTTGCCATCCATCCACTAATAAGAAGGTATGTTGAAACTTGTAAAGAAAGATATCTCGCAATGGCTTTAAGTTTATCCTCGAGTGAATTCGGTACCGACGTTTACTCAGGTGGGCACGCTAATGTATTATTCTTTGATACAGTGGAAAAAACTATAGATAGATACGATCCACATGGAGCGCAATGTGAAGGGCTTACGTGTCCAGCTTATAATCAGGATAGAATTGATAAAATCCTCAAAAACGAATTTAAAAAGATTATTCCGGGGTATAAATTTATAGATTTTTCAGTAGCGTGTCCAAACGTAGGACCTCAAATGAAAGCAGAGGTGTTCGATAGGACAGGTTATTGTGTAACCTGGTCTTTAATGTTTACTGTACTAAGAATATTAAACCCTGGTAAAACACCCGAACAGGTAAATGATCAATTATTAAAAGGAACAAGAGCTGATATTTTTTCTAAAATGCTAAAATTTGCTAAATTTTACTCTGATATAATTAAAAAAAATCCTATTGAAAGAATGCGCGCCCTCGGGGTCTAAAATAATTTGTCGTAATTTACAGTTTATAAAATATATGTATGGTGTGGGGTTCGAACCCACGAGGCTTTCGCCAACAGATCTTAAGTCTGTCCCCTTAGACCACTCGGGCAACCATACATATATTTTACCTATATATAATATATACATTTTGTCTTTATATATATTTAATGATTATGTATTTTTATAAAATATAATCAAGTTATATATTTTTTTTTTATAACAACAAATTGGGTATATTTTCCAGTCCCAAAAGTCTTTATTTACATCTACAAGATTGTAATTAATAGGTACTTTCATCGCGATATATCGTGCGTGATGATATAAATTATTTATAATAGTTGTCACGTTTACATTATCAAGATATAAATTTATATTACCGGATTTTTTATAATAGATTCCGCCCCACGGAGGGTCTAAAAATATAATATCTTGCTCGAGAGTATACATTATATTTAAATAAGAACAGTTATAATGTTTACATTTTGAAAAACTTGTATTCTTCTTTAAAATATTGAATACGTCCGGATCTTTTTCTATTATATTTACGCATTTAAAGTCTTTTTTAAAAAAAACTGAATTTCCTCCTATACAAGCCGTCGCATCAGTGATAATATCATTTTCCGTTGTATATTTCTTAAGTATTTTATTGATTTCATGGGCTTGTTCCCAAGTTGTATATATACCTTTCAAGTGATCAGGTACGATGAATTTATAACTCATACATTAATATATAATTAATTAATATTGATTTTAAGTTGGTTTATAAAGATTTTTACATTCGTTAGAATTTTTTCTAGTTTCTCTATTTCCGCAAGTTTACTGGCATACGTTTCCTTTTTAGTTCCATCGTCCGGTGCCACTTCAATGCCGCCCCTGGCAGATGCTCGTGCTCTTCTCTTATTCGCGGATTCCTCTCTTCCAGAACGCAATTCTAAGTCTTTAAGCATTCTATACTCTTTAACAAGTTCCTTTTCCATGGCTCTTTTAGTTGCCTGTATTTCTTTCAGCACCTGTTTATATGCCGCCTTGTCTGCTTTTCTTACAACAGCGAGATATTCCTTATAACGGTCTCTTAAAAGGGTTGAATATGTAAACACGTTTCGGTCGTAATCGCCTGGTTTTGGCATATACATTGCATAATGTCCATCTGACATGTAAAATTCAGTGGGCCCTGTTAACATCGGCATCGCATTCATTATGCCGTTATTAAAATGTAAAGACATTGGGTACCCCTTCCATCTGGGATCGCGGGCGTTGTCTCCAATTGGATAACCTTCTTTGGATAGAATAACTTCCCCAGTGAGTTTATTTCTAAGCCAAGGAGTTCTTGTCATATATTCTATTCTCTTTTCGTCATTTTCATAATAAAGTTCAAAATTGTTCATTTATTATATATAAAATATTTAATATTAAAAAAGATATATTCGATTCAGTTATTGAATGGAGAGTATTTTTCACTTCAAAGACTTTGTCGTCAAAATAAAATTCTTCTAGTTTATAAAAAGAATACATTATAACAAGAACGTCTTCTACATCAATAGATATATTACAATTTTTCCAAATGTAATATAATATAATATAATCTAGATTGTTTAATTTGTAGTCTTCAAGTCCGAATTTACACTTGTATTTACATATCTCTTTCTTGATTTTTTTTTCGAATGTATTTACTATATCACGCAGACAGATTTCCTCGCTAGCATCAATTTCGTTTATTAAATTTTGAATATATTTATTCATTTCCTATATAAAAAAATAATATATATATATTGTATATGAAACGTACCTTATCTGCTGTGAGTATATCAGATGATTTATTTGATATAACAAGTTATAAATTAGATTGTCTACAAAATCTAATACGTATGATAAATGATTACAAGTGTATGAAATTACCGAGTAAAAGACATAGAGTTAATTATCCCGATAAAATGTATCTTTTACCTGATTTACTTCCAGAATTAAATGAGTTAAATGATATGATTGGTCTACATAAATTCAAAAAACAAATAGTAGATCAAATTATATTTTTTATTCAATCATCTGGGGACAGTGTTATGCTTCACACTGTTTTAGAGGGGCCACCAGGTACTGGCAAAACCACTGTATCTAATATTTTATCTAGAATTTATTCAAAAATTGGTATATTCAAAAAACCAAAGTTTAATGTGGTAAGACGGTCCGATTTAATTTCTGAATATCTTGGAGGTACAACAATAAAAACGATGGAGACTCTTGAGAGATGTAAAAAAGGTGTAATGTTAATAGACGAAGCATATTCGATTGGATCAAAATCTACGAGTGAAGACTCTTATGCTAAAGAATGTATAGATACCCTTAACCAATATCTTACAGAAAATGTAGATAAAATAATCTGCATTATAGCTGGTTATAAGTCTGAATTAGACTCTTGTTTTTTTTCTATGAACCCCGGTCTTCGTAGAAGATTCCCGTGGACATTTACTATAGAAAATTACACATCTTATGAATTGTCGCAGATTTATTTTAAACTTGTTCAAGAAAAAGAATGGGAAACGTCGTGTGAAATTTCTGAAATAAATAATTTAATTTCTAAACACGTTTCTTTATTTACAGGAAATGGCGGCGACATTAGTAACATCATCGAAAAAGCACTAATAATAAACATGCGAAATAACTTTGGTAGAGAAAATTTATATAATATAAGCATCTCAGAATTTAAAGAAGCTCTTGATACATTCGTCAGTACAAAAAAAACAGTGGATGTACCTCCATATGGTATGTACAATTAACACGTTGAATACATTTAATTAAAATAACTGTAAATTGTATATGTATGATATCGTACAAAAAAATAAATTTGTTGGATCTAAATATCCAAAACACTGAATTAAGGTACGGTACAACCAAAGATATCTTAATCCTTAAAAGTCCGATTATAATAGCCGAAAAAGATAAAGACAGTCTTATTCTAAAAATTAACAATAATTCTGATAGTCATGACAAGTTCATGAACGTGTGTGGATACATCAACACAATTTGTATTGTTAACAAAATTAAGACAGATATAATACTAAATAATACTATTATACTTAAAAAGACGAATGTTTCAAAATTTTTTGACGAAAATAAAAATAATATTAGCTTTTCAAAATTAAAAGATATACAAAAAGTTGTATGTTCATTTACGTGTTGCGATGGTTGCTTTTTAATCGAGCACTGTTTAATGATAAATTAGTTTCGTTGAAAAATAACATTTAAAATAATTCCTTTAGTGTAATACGTGTATTGTATGGGTATCATTAAAGAAAGTATTTTGGTATATCAACCAAATAAAGTAGACGAAAACGTTTTCTTTTCTAAAATAATGGACGGATCCTCAGAAATTACATTTCAAATTCCAAAAACTCAAATATATTTCGATAAGGATAAGGACAAATGTAAAATTCTTCTTGACGAAACGTCGATTTCTGAAATAGAAAATGTTTCTAAAGACATAATTAAAATTACCTCTGAAAAGAGTAAAGATTTTTTTGGGAAGGAACTAGATATTGACTCTTGTTCTGGATTGTATCGTAACGCTATTAGTGACGGAAATTTGTTGAATTGTTTTTACGGCGAAGATACATATTTCTTTGATAAGAAACAGCAAATAAATATTTCAGATATCGACAATGAAGTAAATGGTATCGTTCTGCTAAAAGGAGATGTTATAGTTTATACTAAAACCGCATTTTATATAAGATGGGAAATCCAACAGATGAAAATTAAGAAAGAAAAGAAAGAAAAGAAAGAAAAGAAAGACACGCAGGACACACCAGAACAAGATATAATGTTATCTGAATATTCTATTATAGATATAGAGGAAGATGATATTGATACAGAGAGAATAGCGAGAAAAATTAAAGAAGTAAGCTTTTTTTAATGGGTCTACATAGACTTTATCATAAAACTCTTTAATAATGTAGAAAAAGACTTAAAAAGGTATAATATTCTTTATATTATGGAAGGAGTTATAGATTGTATAAAAATAGTATCAGATGAATTAGGGGGTCACTATAAAGAAAATATATACCAATCCGCGTTGTATCTTGAAATGAATTTAAAAGGATACATTACACAAACTGAAGTAGTAGTCCCTATAATCTATAAAGGGTATTACTTAGGTTTTGAAAGAGCGGATGTCGTAGTATACGACCAAGATGGAAAAATAACCAATATTCTTGAACTTAAATCTCAAAATTCAAGAATAACTGCTAAAGAAATTATTCAACTCAGAAAATATCTTAAGAATTTACATTGTGATTGCGGTATACTTGTAAATTTTTTTGAAACGTTAGAAATATACGTAATTACTCAAGAGACAAGCCGTAAAGTGTAAAGTGACATTCTTCGTTAATGTGGTTAGCTTCAAATGTAAACTTATTAGTTAGTTTTTTAAGTTGAACTGTAAATATAGTCTCGTGGGCTTTCTTATCAGTCGGTATCTTTCTTTTTATTGGATTAAATAAGTTGTAATACTTATATAGCTTATTTAATGTCAAATTATTAACAAGATTTAACCACATATCAACCGTAGTCCGACCTGAAATCCCAAAGTCTTTTCTAAATTCCTTAATTTGTACTGTCTGATCTAAAGATCTGTATATATGTGTATATCTTAGTATATTCTCTATCATCTTAACATGATAAACACTAACTTTCTTATTTACTTTTATGATATAAGCACCTTCAACAGTGAAAACGATATGTCTTAGTGTATTTAATTTTGAGAATTGAATAACCTGAGCCATGTCTTCGCCCGATGGCCAGCCATATTTTGTGCCTTCAGATATATAGATACTCTTAGGATGGGTATGAAAATTAATTAGACCTGTAGGTGTCATAACTGAATCATTTTGACCCTTATGTATTGTATATTTAGTGGAGCCTTTTTTATCGCATACACCTTTTTTACAGACATTAGTGTCCTTGAATATTATATCTCCCGCGACTTCTGTTTTTCCGGTAGAGATGTATTGCTTGATGTCTTTTACAAATTTTGGATCCAGCGTCCATTTAACTGTTTTGCTATTAATTTTACATTCTGCAGACATGCATTTATTATAAATGTGTAAATGTTTTTATTTTTAAAAGTTTAAATTCGTAGTTTTTTAAATGTGTTTAGTAATAATATGTCTGAAACTCTGAACGTTAATGTTTTGGTAGCCGCCAAGGAAGAATACTCAAAACAACTTATAAGTTGTATTCAACACGGTATTTACGACATACTTTTGGGTATATTCGAAGATTCGCAAAAAAATAATGTAAGACTTAGTCTTTCATATTCAAATTTTCAAAAAGAACTTAAATCTGTTCCTCATTGGGCGGATTTCAAACTAGAGGAAAAATTAAATTATTTAAATAAAAAATTTCCTTATTTGATGGATTTAATTACTGCTATATTTGTTAGTCACGTTAAGATTTTAGCGTGCGTTAGGCTAACTACAGACGATAAATCTGTAAAGATTAAAGTTCCAAGCTTAAATTCTTTCTTACATAAAATTATCGTGTCATGCTGCGAGCAAATTTACTATAATCCACAGTGTATACACGACGAAAAAATTAAAATGTTTAAATTAATAAATGAAAGTATTAATGAAACTATAGCAAATCAAATCCCGATAGAATACATTCTAAGTGAATATCTTTCGGGGGCATTCGATGAACCAGAGACTAAGTATCCAGAAAATAATAATGTAATAGAATCACCTCACGAAGAAGTTGTTTCAGATGAAGAAGAAGATTTTGAACCTGAAAGTAAAGAAATACCTATAATCCCTATATCAAACCCAGTACACTCCAAAGCTGTTGAAAATATGTTAAGAAATAACGAAGAAATAAAACAGGAAGAGAATAACCCCCGAGACGATTCTATCGAGAATATAAGCGAATTAAACAATATAGACCCACAATCTGAAGTAACTGTAAATAAACAGTATGATATATCAGACGATGAATCAGATGATTCAGATGAAGAAGAATCAGATGAAGAAGATAATGAAACTGAAAATAAAGAAAATACGCTTTTTTAAGTAAAATGTAATGTAATGTAATGTTAAATGTATGTCGGGTCTTCGAGACATTCTAGAACTTCAAAAAAGGCAACATGTGCGATACAATGGGCTTAGAAATGATATACTGCGAAAAATGTCGGATAAAATTAGACACCTGTCTAAGCACGGAGAATTAAGATGTGTTTACACTGTTCCAAGTTATACATTTGGGTTCCCAGTGTATAATGTCGCTGAAATTACCACTTATTTATTTACAATTTTAAAAAATGAAGGATTCTGTGTTGTGCTTTTATCCGATGATAAAATATTTATATCTTGGGACATTAACGACATCAATGGACTAAAAAAACCTAAAATTAAAAAAAAGGTGAGTATATCAGATATAAAACCTTTGATTAATATAAATAAAATAATATAAATTTAATGGGGTGTTTATTAAGTTTACCAGAAACATCCGAACCGACCGAAGAAATTGGTTATGTTCATGGAATAGATTTCTATTTTGAAGACATCTCAGATGAAAATATACATTCAGAATTGTACTTTTTCTGCGATTAAACGATTTAAAAAATAAATCACATTATATTAAGAATGATTATACTTTCATTTGACATAGGTATTAAAAATTTAGCATATTGCATGATAGACACGGAAACAAATGATATCCTTGATTGGAACATACTCGATTGTTCAGGGACAAATGAAACACTAACAGTTATTAAAACTTTGGATCAATATAACTACATGTTAGAAGCTGATATAGTTCTTTTAGAGAAACAACCGTCTTTTAACCCTAAAATGCGAAATATATCAACTGCTTTATACGTATATTTTACTTTAAGAATCCAACATGAAAAAAATGAAAATTGTAAGATTATATTTTATCCCGCCAAATACAAGTTGATGTGTTGTAATACAAAAATTGAACACAAATCGAAATGTAAATACCGTCAAAATAAAAATTTAGGAATTGTACACACGCGGGAATTAATAAATACACATAATGACTTCTTTGAAAAGAACAAGAAAAAAGACGACCTGGCAGATTCTTATCTACAGGCTATTTCATATACCAAATTTTTTATGAAATAATCTTTTTGATATACTCAAAGGTGCAAAAAATTGAAACGTGATAGGGTAAACTTTTAATTAAGTAAATGGGAAGTCCGCGATAATAACTAAAAAACCCAGGAGTAAATCCGCTTTTTCCATCCCTGAGCCTAGCCCTTATAGTGTCTAATGGATAAAATACGCACGCGGCAACGGTTTTAGATACAGCTGTACAAATGAATACATTGAATGTATTGTTTTCTACTTTAGATTTCATGTATTCGTAAAGAGGCATCTGAATTGTAAAACTTAAATTTATAAGATAGGTCGGCAGAAGTCCGTTGTATAAAGAATTAATTGAATAATTTATCTTTTTATCAGTCTGTTTAGCCTGTCTTAAAACCCAGAACGGTGTTGTAAATGTACTTGCTGTACAACATGAGATATATGCTGATACTGGTATGGAAAAATCTTCTTTAAGTCTTTTATACATGGGGAAATAAATAGACCAAAATACAGGAATACCGATTATACCATATCCAATCCCGCGATATAAGTAATTTTTATTGTATTTAATCTCATTACCCAATTGATAATTTATTCGAATTGTATCAAGTGGACTACAAATTAATGTAGAAACTATCCCAGCCCCAAGGCCCGGTAAGATTTCTTCCATTTATATTTTATATTTTATATTTTATTTTTTTAAGTGATTATAGATTCTAGAATATAATTTGATAGTTCTCCTTTAAATACCTTACCAAAATATCCACCCTGTAACCCTATTAACAATTCGTCTATTAAATATTTTTTTCTCAAATTTAACATGCTTGGGGGACCATAATATTTAGATATACTTCTTATTTTAGTGTTAATTTCTCTTTTGCGTTTGGTGTTTAATTTAATTGATTTGTCTTTAATCATAGTAAAATAGATACTTAATATAAGTTCGGTCATTCTCTTAGAACACTCTTTATTATCTAATCTAGGAGTCAAAGCACCTGGGCACCGTTTAATTAGAGCATTCGTTACGTTATCGAGCATATCGTTACTAGGTCCTAATATTATGTCATTATACATATCTTGTCTAAGTTTTTTTTTATCACCGAATTTATTATAAGAATAATGGGCTGGCGACTTTGGGGGCAACATCCTAGGATTGTATCCTCCGCAATTATTATAAAAATAATCCATTAACATCTGCTGACCAAGCACGTTGGGAAGTCCTGTACCCGATCTTGGACCAAGTGGATCATCCCCAGATGCCCAAAATTCTGGCGCGCCTCCCCGTGTTTTAATACCATATCTAAACGCCCAGTCTGTTTCGCGCTCTGGTCCGGCAAGTTGTTTTTGTCTCAATGTTGCGTGAGGGCCTATACCAGGTACGGGATTGCAGTGAATAACCCACCCATTTCCTACATCAACATCCGGACCCGCCTTTCCAAACTTGGTTATTCTTTTCATAGGGGTCTTCTTTTTACGAGCACATCGCGACTTGCGTTGGGCGGCGGACAATTTCTGAACTAACTTAGGAGTCTTTGAGTCTACTTTTTTACTTGGTCGGCAATAAGCGATACTCTCTTTAGTCTTGCGTCCACATGGTTTTCTTTTGGGCCAGGCACAAGCGTCTACCCATTTTTCTTTGTACCAGCGAGATAAATTTGATTTTCCTTTTGAACCAGTGTATTTTCCTCCCTTTGATTTGTATTCTCTAACGAGTCTACCCGAATCATATGCTCCCCATCTACGTCCTTTTATAGACCTCTGAATTTTAGACTTGATAGATTCATACATTTTCTTATTAACTACATTATCAGGTAATTTGTATTTTTTACCGAAATTTAGTTCTATAACATTCTCTTCTTCTAACCAAGCAAGCGCATTATTATACCATTCATAAAGATCATCTCCAGGTCCATATGGATACCCCATTTTATTCAAAAGTTCGAGAGTATAGTCGGCCGACTGCTCTACATTAATCCCCTGTTGTCCTCGGTATTGTATATTATCGGGGTCTAATGTAACTATTTCATCTAGGACGTAACTTATTATATTATACCATAACAAGTCATCTGAAAGATCCTTTTTCGTTAAGATAGAAGACATTTTCTTTAGCAAAAAAGCAGTGTCATGTTTCAAAGGGTTTAAAGCCAACCATGGTTCTCCGGAATTTGGAGTCATTTGTTCGATAGAATATTGTTCCGGATTAAAATTAGACCCCATAGACCTTCTAACGGAATTATAAAAATCGATATTAATGGAAAGTAAAACCATCTTGAGATACCTTTTCGATTTAGTAAATTTTCTTGCTAGGTATCCGCGAGCCAACTTTTGAAGTTCTGGGGCAGCGGCATATTCAAGTATTATCTGGGCTGGGTCCCAACGTACTTTATCCGCGAGAATGTCTTTTATTTGTGCCGCATTTTTCATTCCAAATGACAGCTTCTTACTGCCAGATATGTCAGTTGGAAACTTACCTGTTTTATTGTAAACATTAAGTCTACGTTTGTAGTCGGCAAGACTGGCTTTAAGACTTGGTTTGTTCCAAAGTATGTACATAGACAAATAACCGGGTTTCATTGGGTCTTTAGTACGAAGGTCTTTATTATGACGTGAAATGTATCTCTCGCGGCGCTCTTTGTCTTTATGAATTGTAAAGTCAGACATCCCAGCGGCGCCGAATTTACGAGTGTACGTCTTTCCATTTTTTTCGAATACTATCTCATACTTCTTAGAATTTCCCTTAAGTTTTTTAAAACTTTTTACTTTTATCATTTAAAATATATCTATATTTTATTTTAATCACAATACAAACATTACTTCTTAAAAGTATGACTTCAGGTTCCAAATAGGTATATTACCGGTGGCGCAAAATATAGACATTTTATCAACGTAATGTCTACAATCGTATATACCAAATATGTACTTTTTATTTATAATACACGAGTAAGTTTCTATTTCTTGAAAAGTTTTTTCAGTTGAACCCAGTATTACGTCTTTTTTAATTACAAATGGTTCATTTTTAAAAAAGTTTTCAAGTATATAACGGAATTGTTCATTAAATTCGGGATCGTATAAATTTGGATACAGTCTCTTGATATTTTTACCGTTTTCATTATTAATATCTGAGGTTACGCAAGTATTATTTTCATTAAATGCCCTAAAATCATAACGAACTCTTTTAATTGGTGTTTTAAAAGATATACCAGTGTGAGTTATACCCCCAGGAATTTTTTCCAAATGAAGTATAACATTTTTTGAAAATACATTAAAGGCCAGACTTAACAGATAAAATATCATTCATTATATAATGTACTATATATAATAATTATATTTAAAATCATCCGTGATTCTAATTTGCCTTATTATAGGTCCAGATATCAACATGACCATTTATTAAATTTCTCTTTTCAAATGAAAAGTCTTCCATTAGTTTGTCTATAGTTGAAATGTAATCTAATGTATAAGGTTCGCCTGCTAACATCATCTTAGACGGTTTATAATCTGTAGAGATGTCAACGATAATTACTTTATTCGAAGATATTCTAATAGCGTTATTAAGAATTTTCCTGTGACCTTCTTCTGGTATTTCATGAAAAGCGAACATGCATGTAACTATATCATATTCTCTATCTTTACCATAAGTTTCTGCGTTTCCATATATATAATTACTCCCGGGATTAAATAAACTAGAATATCTCAACATTTCCTTAGATGTATCAACACCTGTTTGTCCAGGTTTGGTGGAAAACCCTGTTCCGCAACATAGATCGCATATGCTACCATGCATTTCTTCGTATATCTGTTTTCTAATGTCTACCCCAGAATAAGCCTTTTTGTCTATAAGTTTTGTAAATAAAGGTGTGGCCGCCGCGTGAAGGTTACCCAACATACCGGTATTACCTAGATTATGAATTGATGGGTTATACCAGTAAGGATGGTTTAATGAAAAAATAAATGTATTAATTAAGGCTATCATACTTTATGTATTCTAAAGTAATATATTGTAATATTATTTATTTTTAAGTAAATTTATTTATATTATGAGGGGATAAATAAGAATCTTTACACACTTTACGTGTATTACCAAGTTCATTTGCGGTATAATCTATACCTTGTATTATTTGTTTTTTTCTTTCCTTCTCTGTCTTACCCAATCTTACCCTTTTCATAAACTTTAAAAAAATTTGGTTTGCTCTATATGTACGCACGTCTTTACATGTTATATTTGAATTAACTTTATTACGTAGAAACGTGTTTAAATCGGTACTGGTTATACATTTTCCTTCAGAGTCGTAAAATAAATTAGGTCCCTTAATTTTTTTGACGCGATTTATAAAATTTAAACTTTTTTCTGATGTAATGGTTTTAGCGTGTTGGATACCCTTTTTTCCTATAAAAGTTAATTTATTACCGTTAAGGTGACTTTTAAGCATGGTAGTTATACCGTAAGAACCGTTTTCCTTTTTATACATTTCATTTCCAACACGGATATTCATATCTTCCATTATTTTAATAACGTTAGCTATTACGCAATCTCTTGAAAGATCCTTTCTTTTAATAAAATTATTAATTACTCTAGAGTAATGATCGTAATTAAAATTTTTCATCTTGTTGAATTTAGCCTTCTTTGACTTCTCGGTCCAGTCTGAATGATAAATGTATTGTTTTCTACCTTTTAAATCATAACCGGTAGCCTGAATCTTTGAATTTTTAGACCCGTCTATTTTAACTAATGTCCACATAGGCGGTATTCTTAATTTTTTAATTCTTTCAAGATCTTCCTGAATTTTAGTACTGTATACAAAACCAGATTTAGTTTTATGTCTCGTTATGTACATTCTTAATAATTTAAGGATATTTTTAAATTAGAATGTATAATTACAATAAGTAATTAATAAATATAGAGTTATATAGGATAAAATATAACTTAACTAACTAAATGTCATCCTGGAATATCGCCCTGGTAGATTCGTCTGCTAGCATGACTTCAAATCAGAATTCTGTTAACAAAGGTATTATTGATCTTTTCAATGATCAACGTGATAATACAGATCGTTTTACATTTATAACATTTAACACGATAGTTAAAAATATAGCCGACGCAAATTTCAACGAAATTAATTGTGAAGACATTATTAATTCAATATTAAACGTAGGTTTAACTGCGCTATACGACGCAATCGGTCATGTATACAAAATGATTATCGCCGAAAATTTTAAAAATGTTTCTCTTACGATTATAACTGATGGTTATGAAAATTCAAGTAAAATACATACTTTAGTTTCTCTCAAAAACCTTAGGGAAACAATCGACGAGATGTGTAACTTGAATGTATCATTTATATGTGAAAACGAACACGACTTAAAAAACAATTCAGCGATTATTTCACATGCAAACGAATCACTCGAAATATCCGGCGATTACGTAGAGGCCTTTAGAAATATTTCTAGGTCAATGTCATACTCGAGACCCCCAAGTGTTAATCAAATTTATTCAATCGGAAATGAAAATGAAAATGAAAATGAAAATGAATCAATGTCTGAACCAATTGTTAAGAGGCAAAATTCTTACGCTGAAAAAAAAAGACCCCGTTTGTTCTTCTGAATTCATTAGCTGTAAAATGGTGTAAGTATTCCACGAATCTATTTAAATGTAGTCATCTTTATTATTATTGAGAAGTTTCGTTAATCTTTTGTCGTAGACATTTAAAATGCATAAATTAATTCCCGAAGGAATATGTTTATTCATTAAGGCACAGTTTGTCTTGAAATATTTTTAGACGTATACCTGTAAAAAATTAGTTCAAAGGGGTATAGCAATGAAAAATCCATTTTTATATACTAACATTTCCATCTCGCCTCGCAATTTGTACATGTCACAAAAGTAGTCATTGGTTCGTCGGCCGAGCGCGTCTGTAACTGATAATATACAGTCTTCATAGATTTACACTTACCACATTTAAACATTCCGTCGTCTGATACAACCTGTTTCACAACGATTCTTTCTAAATTTTTAGATTGTATAATATCCCAGAGAGTAGGGTTAAGTTCTTCCCTTGTTAGTTTGACAAGGGAATATGGGTCAATGCGACCATTTTTGATCTTTGAAATCATTTCATTAGCATTTGTCGTATAGGATATATTAGCCAATAGTCTTCTAGCATTTGACGCATAATACCTAATAAATTTTTTATCTGACCATTTTAATGGAGTTTCATTTTTCCTAGACATTTCAACAGCGTTATTAAATACGCCTTTTTCCATGTTTATAACTATGACATTGTCTTGAGCGATGCTTAGAAATTCTGCGCATTTCTGAACGAATATTTCGCGGCGATAAGACATGATTACACTAATGAATTCATTATGTATCTAATAATATTTATTTTATGTAAAAAAAGTTATAAATAAAATAAACTTTATTACGAAAATGGAATCTGAAAGTAAAGATTTGTCTTTAATTTTTTTAAGTTATAGTATACTGTTATATTAGCATTATTATTTACATTTGGAATGCCCGGAGCAGTGAATTATTATAAGTTTTTTAATAATGAATAAAAATATAATATTAATAATAAATGGCTAACGTTGAAGAAAACCCCAAAGAAATAGAATATGACGATAGCGATAATGAAAGCAGTTCGAGAGGAACGATATTACTTGGTATTTTGATATTATTACTGATGATGTTTGGTTTTTGGGCACTGTCCGAATTTAGTCAGGCAACTTATAAATATTCGTTTGGAAGTGTAGACCTCTCTTATAGCCCCGCTGCCGCGCTTATGAGTGCTTAAATTACATTTTTTAAATGTATTTAAAAATATTTAAGATATAAACGTTAAGAAATATGATAAGGCGACTGTTTATTGAAGAGGCTGAGATGTGTGCAATGAAATCGGATATGAATTTTAATCACGGTGCCGTTGTTATTTATCGTGGAAAAATTCTTTCATCTGGGTACAATTATTATCACGAACACAAATTTAATTCTAATTATAAAGAGTCTGTACACGCAGAAGTTAGCGCAATCAATAACGCACTTAAAAAAATTACTGCGGTCGAACTTAAAAAATGTGAACTTGTTATAATTAGAGTTAATCGACGGGGAGAACATCTAAATTCGAAGCCATGTTGTCACTGTGAAAAGTTTATAAATAGATTCAATCTCAAGAAGGTATTTCATTCTTAATTCTTAAAAAAGCATATATTCATCATGAGATAAAGACCCGATATAACCGACAAATTGGAAAGAGCTGGTTTGTATTTTAATGGAAAAGTATAAAAAATAAGGGTGGCAAGTACCGTAAATAAAATTAGGCCATATATCCCATATATAGCAATATCAGGTTTTTCATAAAAACTGCCGTATACAATAGCGAAAGATGAAATCAATTCAAATAATCCGGCTAAAAGAACAATAATTTGGCTAAACTCTGAAATACCTTCGGGTAATTTAGTCGCTAATCTGGAAGATTCAGATGCTCCAAAAGAAGAAACTTTAGATATACCGGAAAGAACAAACATCGTTACAAATAAAATGATAGAGAATAATACGCTATTCTTCATTTAATTTATATATAAAGTATATTTTAAATTAAGGATGATATTGTTTTTATTTACAAATTTACGTAAAAAAGATTTTATTCGATATAAATACAGGTATAACCTTGAAGATTGTGTACATGTTCATCATATAATTCCACTCCAGTGGAAGTCTAAAGCCAATATAAATGGATATGATGTTGATATGGGATACAATATGATGTTTATGCCTAATAAAATGGGAAAAACTAAACTTAACACAATCCGAAGAAATCACGAAGGTGGCCATGTGCAATATAATAAATATATAAATGAAAGACTGGAACACGAGTGTCCTTTTGAGATTAGACAATCAGTCAGACACTGCTTATCAAATGGCCTAGAAATACCTTGGAAATGAATGTAATTAAGCTTTCGCCCGGGATCGAACCGGGGTTAGTGGATTCAAAGTCCACGGTCATTACCTCTAGACCACGAAAGCTTGATTACATTGTAAAATTAATATACTCCTCCATTCGGGATCGAACCGAAGACATTGCGGTTAACAGCCGCACGCTCTAACCAACTGAGCTATGGAGGAATGTATTAATTAAAATACGTTATTTTTGTATTCCCTATGGAATTTTTTTAATCATATCATAAAGCATATTAGTAAGTGCCTTATCAATAATAAGGAGTTCTTTTAGTTTTTCTGGGTTTTCCATAATTTCTTTGATGTATAGTGTGTGATCTACAGCATCCATCGATAAATATATATATCTCATTTCTTTATATCAATTTCACTCATCTGGGACTTCGACCTCTTCTTCTTCCTCGTCTTCAGAGTCTACAATGGAATACCCTGATAGCTTATTGCTCTTGTAAATCTTTGCTTGTACAAGCTTGTATCCAACTCCAAACTGTGTCTTACCTACAAACCATACTCCAGTAGTCTGAATAAGGCATACTGCCTCGCATCCACGAGGAATAGCATCACTATTAATCTCACCGTTTTCATCTACGATTTTAACTTCCTTCTTGTTCTCATCATACAGCTTAAATAGAGGATCTCCCTTCTTAATATCAAACGGAAGCTTAACCTTAAGATTAGAAGGCCACTTTGGATCCTTTGGAAACTTCTCGGCAGACTTATAAAACTCGTTTACAAGTTCGCTGCTTAGCTTCTTACCGAACCACGTGTCACTCTGAGTAGGCATCGCCTTAGCCTTTTCGTCGATGGCGCGAATATTGTCAGTTAGCTTATGTAGTTGTTCGTTCTGGGTATCCGCATTAGCCATTGCCAAAGAAATGTGATACTTTACTGGCCCATTCTCGGGCTTTGAACTGTCGATACCAAAGGGAATACGTACACGGCAAGTCTGAAGGAAAAAGGGACCGGGCTGTTCGCCATTATTGTAATTTACAAGAACCCCCTGTCCACCTAGCTTATTCTGCCGCGGTGGCAAGAAAGTAACATTGTCCTTGTTGAATTCGTTAGAGAGTAGAATGTTGTTGCTGGCCATTGTGTATCTGTTGATAACTAAGTATAAATTTAACCTTTAAGTAGGTTAAAATTCTGTAAAAAAAATACACAATTATCTTAAATGTACGCCATTCTCATAATAATACTGGTTATTACATTGATAGAGATTTATAATATAATACCAGAAAGACAAAATGAAACAATTAGTGATAAACTAGATACAACTGAAGAAATAAATTTGAAATTAAATGAATATAGGGTTAAAGAGGGTACAAATGTATTTCATAGCCCTGGAAGAATATTAATTAAACAAAGTTATAATTTAATTTTAAAGTACAATGACGAGAATATATTAATGGAAAAAGACAAAAATTACAATATAAAAGATAATTTTGAAATAGAAATAATAAATATAGATAATAACGACATTGTTTACTATTATATAAGTTCATGAAAATAATTTCTTGTTCCGGTTTACATAAAATAACAGTCATAATTTTACATGGTTTTAATCAAGACATTTCTGAGATGGAATACATATCCAACTTAATCAATGAAGATTGTGATTTTATTAGGTGGGTTATTTTAGAAGGTAAGGGTATGAAATGGTACGACTATTACACCCAGAGAGATAATCACAATCGGCATGATAAAATAAACTATACTCAATTTACACATTCGTGCGATTATCTTAAAAAAACTATACACAACGAATTAAAATTGATACAGTCTAATAATTTATACTTGGTAGGAATTTCACAGGGTGGTACAATATGTATTAATACTACCATTAATCTAAACTGTCGTTTAGGTGGCACAATTTGTATAGATACTATATTTTTATCGGACTATATGTCTGATATTTCTTTTTTCCAACAGGAGTTCTTCGCATTAATTTCTACAAAAGACACGGTTTATAATCCTAATTTTCAAACCGTTTGCTACAATTTTCTTCGTTTTCTTGGAAATGAAATACATATTACTAAACGAGACGCTCAACACTGTAAAAATACAATAGAAATATGTAATTACATAAAAGATATTTTTACATAAAAATTACTTAAAAAATTATAATATATATATATTATACCATGACTTCCACTGATGACTACACGATGCATGATCGCGCCGATGATGACCCAGACATTATAGAACTTTTGGAAGAAGAACGTAAATGGAGAGTCATTTCCAATTTTAAGGAATTTATTTCAAAAGAACCTGAATTTATTGCCATCAAAAACCTGTCTTGTCAAGACATTTTGATCATAATCGAAACAACGAGATCAAATAAAAACGAAAAAGATTACCCAGATTGGCATATCCAATTTATCACGGATCTTATTAATGGAATAAGATATGGTCCGTTTGATACGAATTTTGTCAAGAATGTTTATGACAACATTTACAATGAGATGTACATTTAATCAAATAAGATTTCTCTAAGTCTATTGTTTGATTTATAAAATTTATCATATATTTTAGATTCGTTCAATATAGTTACAGTGCTTAGTGCACTTTTATCCGCAAGTTCAACTAAGGTAAAAAACTTTTCGTGTACATTTTTTGAAATATAATAAATCATACCGTATATTTGCTTATCTTTTAAAGGCTCTTTTAAGAAGTCTTTCATGTTACGTTTAATTACTCTAATTTTATCTTGGACTTTTTGAGGAATTTCTATGTCACTTTTAGTACCAATTGGTACAGATATATACTTTTCAAACCCTGTTCCTTTGAAGAGGTCTTTTAATCTAAAATTGTGCGCGTAAATGTCGCCGATAAATGTATCTGTAACGCTTGATATACGCTGAATGGATACATTTAAATTATTATACACCATCGGGTAGTAAATTGCCCAGGCTAGAAGTGCTTTTCTTTCTTTTCCGATCATTGTTTTATTTAAAATTAATACATTATACCACAATGAAATTATTTCTTTTTCTACTCTTTCGAATGAAATAGGGTTATAATATGGTCTTATTTTATCTAAAATTTCTGTGAGATTTCTTATTCCGTTAGCTATCCTCTGTTCTTCGGCGTCTAATGAAACCCAAGTGTTAATCTTTGAAAGGTCTCTCGAGACCGGTTTTCCATCTTTTATTATACTCACTACTACTAAACCAGGTTCTAAAAAGGTGCCGGACCCAAAGTTTATATCCTGTTTGAATGTTTTAAAAGGATTTAAACTAATACTTGATTTTGCTGTACCACATTCATTACATATCATCTCATGATTTGAAAATATGATATTACTTGATTCACATATGTCACATATATCAGGTAATGCATTGGGTACCATTGGTACTACAACAGGTTCTGAAATTAATCCTTGTTTTTTTAGACACTCTATTAAATGGTTTTTTTGATCTTGTATACTTTTATCAGATATACTCTTTTGCAATAACAACGCTGTCAGCTGTTTTGACATACTTAATTATAATTAATTATTTTATTTTGTAATTATAATTACGATGCAATTAATTTATGAGGCCGTCGTAGTTGGTATAGCGTTTGTAATATTCGGTAATATTGCAGCATTTCTAGTGGGTCCATTTTTCAAAGTGGATCTACCAGAAGAATGTAAAGATTGGAATAAGTTTTATGCAATGGAAATTACGCTTTTTGTAGCCGGTGTCCTTGGTCACCTTGTATTTGAATTCTCGGGTGCTAATAAATGGTATTGTAAAAATGGATTTGCCTGTAAAAGGTAAAAAAAATAGATGAATTTAACAACAAAGAGCCCACGCGGGGGATCGAACCCCGAACCTCAAGATTAGAAGTCTTGCGCGCTATCCAATTGCGCCACGTGGGCTCTTTGGTGTTTTAAATGGTAAAATTGTTTGGTACAGTGTTTATAAACTGCGGTGCGTAAAATTTGACTATTTCTATATCTGAATAGGGCGTTTTAATCTGAATAAAATTGATATATTTATTGGCATACACTAAAGCTTTTTTATGGCCTAATCTAGGTTCATTTAATTTGTAGTACATAAATAATATATAATTTAATTTTCTTCCTCTATAGGCTTTACAAATTTTTTTAATAATTAGGCGCTCTTTGGATTGCGGACGGCGCGCTTCTTTGGGGGCGCCTTTGGGGGTTCCTCCTTTGGGTCTTCGGATACTACACCTGCATCTGGAACAACAGCGACAGGAGAAGGCTTCTTAAAAACTACCTTTGGAGTTTCGGTCTTAACAGCTTCCTCTGCGACCCCAAGAGCCTTCTTGTCCTTCTCGGACATTGGGAAATGAGGCTTAAGATAACGCTGAATGTTGAAGAATGTAACAGGCTGATCTGGATCTCGGAGTAGAGCCTTGAGGGCTAGACCCTCAGGTGTCTCAGTTAGGAGCATAAAACGACGATTCTTGGGATCCTGTAGTTCATGCTTCTTAATGTAATCGTTAATACCCTGGGTAACTTCACGACGCGAATGCTCAGTATCGGGTTCAAATCCAAGAAACTTACACAATTCATTAGAAATAGCAACGGGCTTATGAAGAGCCGACGTGCGCGGAGGGGCATCTGGGTCAACTTCCTGAGGTGGGCGACGAGTACGCTTACCCTTATTTACCTCCTTCTGTAGAACCTTCATTCGGGCACTGAGACTCTTAGTTGTCTCCATTAGAGACGAGAAATCCTTGATTAGAAATTCGAACTTATCGTGTGTTGTCATTGGGGCAACGGTTTCCTGCGAATCAGACATTTTATTATAACTATTTATGTATTTTTTCTTTAAGTAGTTTTAGCCCGTGCGTTTAAAAAAAAATTAACTCAAAGAAATGATATATATACATTTATACAATTATACATTTATACATTTAATTATGGATACTACTATATCATGTGTCGCCGACTTTATTAAGCGGTATAAATCCATGGCTAATATCACGTTTACACTAGGGAAATACACGGATAAATTTGGTTTTGAAAAGCATCTTTTTCAAAAAGACAACTATCTTTGTATTCTAAACCTGTTAAATTCAAATGATCATTGGGAAGACCGGACAGAATTAACTAGCACGATAAATAACAAAATTCCTTATAAAATCATGGACACAATTATTTATAAGATTGAGAATAGTCCATATGATCTAATAATCGCAGCCGAGAGCAAAAAAATTCAAGAAATTTACGTTTCAGACGAATATATCAAAAAAGAAACATCATTCGTAAGAAAATGTCACACATTTAGAGTATCATGTGAAAACAGTGTACAACTCGGAGACATTTTCAATTTTAATCTTGTTTTTTCTAAAAGTGAAAATACAGATACATACAATTCTCATTCTAGTCTACTTAAAATATTAGACATCATCAAGTCGGTAGACGAATGTAAAACTAATGATTATTTATTTAAAAAATTGTAAAAAAATAATTAACTTAAATAAAACGTTTATATATAACATAAGATGACTACTATTAACTTTCATAGCTTTAATGCGGAAAATAAATATATCACACGTGAAGACATTACTAGAATTACAGGTTATAATCCTATTAATGTTTTAACTTATCAAAAGGCGTTTATTCATAAAAGTGTACTTAGATTCTTAAACGATACTGAATTAAAGAATTCTTACGAAAGATATGAATTCCTTGGAGATTCAGTATTAAATCTTATAATAGCAGATTTTATATTCCGTAAATATCCGAATGAAGAAGAAGGATTTATGACTAAAGTTAAGACTAAATTAGTTAATGGTAAAACTCTCGCCTTTTTCACAAAACAATTAAAATTAGATCAATTTTTAGTTATCAGTCAAAATGTAGAAAAAATAAATGGAAGAAAGAATGACCGTATATTGGAAGACATTTTCGAAGCATTTCTATGCTCTATACATTTAGATTTAGGATATAAATATGTAGAACATTTTGTACTATGTAATGTACTTAAATTTATAAATTTTGATGAAATCCGTGAAGACAATAATTACAAAGACATTCTATTAAGAAAATGTCAAAAGATGTTTCAAATTAATCCCGAATATGAATTGATCTCTACAACCGGACCCGGGCATAAGAAAACGTTTACAAGTATTGTTATAATAGAAGGAAAAAGATATTGTACTGGTGTTGGATGTACTAAAAAAGATTCCGAACAGATAGCCTCAAAAAACACACTTGAAGTATTTTAGGCGGCGCCCGTGCTACCAAACCCGCCTGTACCTCTTGAGGTATCAATATTTACGTTCGAAATTTGAAACTTGGGCAAAATTCCGTCGAATGCTATAATTTGAAAATAACAGCAACCTTCTTGTAGAAGCACATCAACTGCTCCAATGTTATCTATTACTACCATAACGTCTCCGCGATAGTTTTTATCAATAATCCCAATCGAATTTGATAGACGAATTGTTGTTTTTGAAATGGAACTTCTTGGTACGAGCATATATCCTTTATTCTGTTCTCCTTTAAATTTAAGATTAATTTTATGAGACTTAGAATTCTTAGGTATAAATTCTGAACTCTGCATCGGAATATCAAGACCGACGTCTTCATTTCGTTTTGCTTTATCGTAAGTGGGGTGATTTTTCCAAAAATAGTCGTTTTCAGGGTCAATGGTGATAAAGAGCGTCATACTTATAAATGAAAATATGGTATCTTTTTAAATCTATTTAAGAACATATGCTAGTATACATCTATAAGCATGTCAGTTTTTATCTCTAATTCTCGGGTTATCAATTTAACGCAAAAAATTTCTTATATTGGAAGTGCGGGTTTTGTGAGGCTCGTTGATGTAATGCCCCGTGTAATTCCAGAAGGTTGCAAAGCTTTGATGTGTGATCATGCTGTTGTTCAGGCAGCAAGAGTATCGTTGAATGAAGGCATTAAGACTGGAGAGAAAGACATTAAACTTATTGATTTTCTTATTCGTCATAAACACACCAGTCCTTTCGAAATGGTAAAGTTTAAATTTCACGTAAAGGTGCCGATATTCGTACAAAGACAATGGATTCGTCATAGGATGGCAAATGTTAATGAAATTTCCGGAAGGTATTCGGTTATTAAACCTGAATTTTATTATCCAAAGGCAATTCATGACCAGGGTAAAATGAATAAACAAATGTCTGGTAACATAATCGAATGTAAAAATACAAACGAAATGTTTCACGATTATATGAGTAATTCTTTGAAACAATATAATACCTATAAACTTCTTGTACAAAGTGGTGTATCTCGCGAAACCGCGAGAATTGGTCTTCCTCAGAATATGTACACAGAGTTTTATTGGAGTATTGATCTTCATAATCTTCTTAATTTTATTCGTCTTAGATCTGCTTATAACGCACAATCTGAGATTAAAGAATACTCCGATGCTATGAAAGATCTAATTGAAAGTCTCGTCCCAAACACTATTAAGTCTTACGATAAGTACAATACTATCTGAATATGAGAAATTTATTGATTATCCTATTAAAAAAAATCCAAAAAGGATTAATAGGTTGTTTCCCTTCAAATTCTTCCATAAGGATATTAGCAAAATTGTGTTGCTTTGTTAAAGTTTCTAAACGGCCATCTATTACATTTGTCAAACTGTGGCGCGGATTATAATTAAATGTTTCAAATTTGATATCAGAATCCAATTGAAAATATAATAATTTTATTTTTAGCATAATTCTACTCATAACTTTTTTTTGGTATGTGTAAAATTTTGTAATTGTAGATATATGTAAAATTATTTTATTTTTAAGCGTTTCTACTAAATGTTTTTTCTCAAAAACTAAATTATCGATTGATATGCCATTTTTAACTCTAACAGCGTCGTCTTCTATTTCATAATTAGATTTAGTGATGTACATCTTAATATTTGATATAAAATTTATAATCCAGTTATGTATCTTTATTATATTTTCGAATGGGTAATATTTAAAATTAATATCGTCAAACGGTTCAAATTCTATGCGTTGAGCTTCTTTGTAAAAATCTGAAAAATGTAATTCACTAAATCCATTTTTTATTCTTATATATAATTTGTAATATTGACCGTATGTATAGTAGATATGATGATTAAAAAATTTTTTATGATCTGTTAATTCTAAATCAGCAAGACTTATCTGGTATAGCATGGTGTCTAATGACATTATAAAGGCTTTATTCTTTTCTGTCTGTTTTATATATTGATTATAAGTACTTTTAAGGTGAACGCATTTTTCTTCTATTTCATCAAGTATCCTAGATATATCATTCCTATAATCTTCTATTTTAACAAAATCGTCAGGAATTTCCATGATAAGTTAATTATATATAAATAAAATAATTAAGATCATTAAATAACATGAGTATTGATAATACATCTCTTAAAGAATACATTGCTTGGGAACATCATCATGAGACTATTTTTGTAGATTGGGCGGATAAGGCGGCATGTTATAAATGGCTACACGACAAATCTTATCTAAAATACTCTGCCAAAAGAAATATGTTTACTATCCCAGTTATTATAATGTCTACGTTAACCGGGACTGCTAATTTTGCCCTTGAAAGATTTCCAAAAGAATATCAAAATATATGTTCCATAGCAATTGGTAGCGTTAACATTTTGGCCGGTATCATTACCACAATTGGTCAATTTTTAAAATTAAATGAACTTACAGAAAGTCACAGAACGGCGAGTGTAGCATGGGATAAATTCCATAGAAGTATCCGAATAGAATTGATTAAAGCCCCTGATGAGAGACCAGATGTAAATTATTTTATGAAAACTTCCCGCGACGAATTCGATAGATTAATGGAAACCTGTCCCGATATAGATAAAAATATAATTGAAATGTTTAGAAAAAAGTTAACCACTGGAATAGACAAAAATGACGTTATCCGCAAAAATAAAAATTTTAATAAATTAATTAAACCAGAACTTTTTAATGAGATTAGCTCTTTACAGGATGTTGTATATAAACAAATTAAGGTTAATACAATTGAAATAACAGAAAAGAATAGAATAGAAAAATTACTAGTTGAACGAGAAGATTACAAAAATAAAAGCAAAAATGTATGGTCTTTTATTGAAACATTCAAAACAAAATATGGCAGAGAACCGTCGGAAGATGAGATGTATTCAAATCTTAGAAATACTGACTTAACTCCTAATGAGATAAAAATTATAATAGAACAAAACTAATTACAAAAAAATACACAACTTAATATTATTTTATACATATAAAAATATAATTGTATATATAATATAATGGAAGTCGAAAAACTGAAAGATTGTCTTGTAAAGCTGGCCCTTAAATCAGGATTCGATTCAATTAATAATTTTGTTAAATACAAAGAAGAAAACGTATGTAACGGAAAATACATAGCAGTTTATCCAGAAATTCAAATAATTTCAACAAGTGATGATAAGACTTACGTCGACAACTTAAAAGTGATGACAGCACAGAATTTATACGATAACAAATCGGGTGATATAATCAAATTAACAGATGAAATGTCTAAAAAATTGAATATATCTGCTCCCCCTATTGGATGGTGGGCATCAGAGAAATGGGACGGTATCCGAGCTTTATGGGATGGAGAAAAGATGATATCGCGCGGTTCAGGGGCTGGCAAACCTAAAGTTTACACATACATTCCAGAATGGTTTAAAAATACACTGCCGCCGGGTATTCCATTAGACGGAGAAATTTGGATAGGAAGAGGACTTTTTCAGAAAACAAGTAGACTTTCCACTCTTAAGCCAGGGAAGAGTTACACAACCGAACAAATTGAAAAAATCTGGGCTGGAGATTCAGGACCACCTGTAGTATTCAAAGTTTTTGATATTCCAAATGATTCGAGGCCCTTTGAAAAAAGAATGTCTTTTCTTCAGACTGTCGTAAAAGATCGTAAGGTTTGTTGGAACTCGATTGTTTATCCGGGTAAGAAAACTTTTCCTATTCAGTTCACAGAACAAGTAAAAATTAAATCGATTGAACAGCTTATTAATCTATATACAAAGTTAACAACAGAAGGTGCTGAAGGTATTATGCTAAGAGCACCTGGTTCTCCTTACCAAACTAAAAGAAGTAAATACATGTTAAAGTATAAAATCAAAGAAGACGCCGAATGTATACTGCGAGAATACGTCCCAGGAGATGGAAAATACATTGGTATGCTTGGTTCATTGAAATGTGAATTAATGAAGGATAATAAACCTAATGGGGTGTTTACTCAAATAGGTACAGGCCTAAATGACACCCAAAGAGAAAATTATAATAATCCAAATTCTTCAGATTTTATTCCAATTGGAAGCATAGTTTCATTCAGTTATATGGAGATGACAAACGAAGGTGTACCACGTCACCCTGTTTATCGTGGCATTCGTGATGACATTTCCACTTTATTGTCTAAACCAGAAAGTAGCATATCAGTGAAAGATGTCAAAAAAATTATATCTAAACTAATTGCTAAAATAATTTCCGATAAAGAAGCTAACTGGACTTTCAAAGTAAAAATTTATAAACAAACAAATGAAATATTGAAGGATCGTATGGAATTAAGTTCAGTGGAAGACTACATCAAGGTTCTTAGAGAAGGAGATATGAAATTAACAGGTGAAGAAAACTTTAAAGTAAAGAATGGAACATGGAAGAGTGCTATATTACAAAAGATAGACAGTATTCTAAAGACGGGTCAAACTGACGGAATATCACTCACTGAACAAGACGACCGTTCTCTTGCGATAGAAAACCTGACTAAAATTCCAAACGTAGGACCGAGTACAGCCGCTAAAATATACGACACTGAAGAAATCACTACAATAGACGAACTCAGATACATTTATTCAATTAATAATGAAATTCTAAATGATAAACAGGCAATCGGGTTGAAACATTACGATGATCTAATTCGTAGAATCCCTCGAAAAGAAATGGATGAATGGAATCAAATACTAACGGATGTATTCTCCGAAACAATGACAGGAATTGGTATATCTGGAGAACTCATTATTGTAGGATCTTATCGCAGGAAAACTCCTGATTCTGGAGACATTGATGCTTTAATAACCACTGACGCCAAAAATCCAAGGGTAATGACAACATTTTATAATAATTTAGTTAAGCGCGGCATAATCGAACCTTCTGATATTATAGCAAAGGGACCTACTAAAATTATGGCGGTTGCCAGTATTGACGAATACTATCGCCATCTTGACATTTTCTACCATCCAAAAGAAACTTTTCCGTTTGCGATACTATTTACAACAGGTTCAAAAGAATTTAATGTTAGAATGAGAAAATTTGCCCTTGAAAAAGGTTACTCACTAAATGAGAAAAACTTAACTCATAAGTCTCCAACTGGTAGAAAAGTAACAGATTCTGAGTATATGACTGCAATAGAAAAAAAGTTTCCAGAAACAGAAAGGGATATCTTCGATTTTCTTGGATATAATTATATTTCTCCAGAGATGAGATAAATAGATATAAATTTAAATAATTTCATGTGAATAACATTCAGTCATTTATTAATATGAAAATATAGTATAATTTTACTTTTTATTGTTTTAAACCTGCTTTATTGCAAAAAATAATTAATATTAAAATTAAAAAAAAGATGTATAATTAATACATACCCACCAATGGAGCCGTTTATAAATCCCAAGGTTGAAGAACAGTTTACTAAATTAGTGAAAAGTTTTTTGTCTAAAAATGAAAACTATGATATGTCAAAATTTATTGGGGGGATGCCAATTACTTTAGAAAAAACGGATATGTCAAATTTAATGTTAAAGGGTTCAAATGGTAGATCAAAGTACACTGTTACTCAAAAAGTCGACGGGACGAGATATCTCATGTATATCGGACCTGACACTGGTGTAGCAAATATAAAACAAAGACAGGTATGTTTTGTAGATCGCAATATGAAACTAAATGTCATATCGGGGCTGAAATTGCCTGATGTTAATACTCCAGAAATGCTTTTAGACGGAGAATTGGTATTTTTTGATGTTAATGGTAAATCTCATAGAGAATTAGATCCCGTTAAAATAAGAGGCGTTTCTTTTATGGTATTCGATATTCTATTTGGCCCAGAAAACATTTCGTTAGATTCTAATGGTGATAAAGTAATAGGCCAATCATTTTCCATGATGGTTCCGGAAAATGGGAAACTCCGAAGCGAGCGTTGGCCTTATATAAATAGATATGATATCCTGGCTAAAATGATAAAACCAGAATTAGAACAATTTAATAAAGGAGAACCCTTGCTACCTAACGCCTTTAAAGGTTCAGATTTTTTCAACATTGAACTCAAACCAATTTATTTCTTAGACACATTAGCTTCTGCTACTTTACCTTATTATAATACATCAGGGTCTGGCTGGCTCCAGACCCAATTAAAAGAACATCGTAAAAATTATTATGAATACATCTCTACAATTAAACAAAATGCCGATAAATTCAAGGGAAAATTAAATTTAGATGGCCTAATATTTACGGCGGCGGATACACTTTATACAATTGGAAGCTGGAACGTCATCCTTACCGGTCAATATAAATGGAAGCCTGTTTCAGAACAGACAGTGGACTTGAGAATTGTTAAAATTACAGATACAACGGCAAATGTCCAGGTCGTAAAGGGAAATACGTTAGAAATTTTTCAAGAACGGGGGCGACCAATTGTAGTTAATGTTCCAGAAACTATTAGAAACGGAACGATACACGAATTTTCTGCTGATTTCAGGTGGAAAAATGCTAGAACTGATAAAACTAGACCAAATGCTATAAAGACTGTATTAAATGTTATGAGGAGTTTTAAAAGTCCCGTGATTATAGACAATCTTATTTATTTTCTCAAACCTGATAATGAAAAAGCTTACCGGGTAATTCTTGAACATTCTTCAAAGGCAAAATTATTTAAATGTATAGCCGCCGCGGAAAATGTAAAACTTCTCAAAGAAGACGACCTAACTAAAATTCAAGACATGATTAAAAATGTAAATACATCAAAGGACATTGAAGTAGAAATGAGACTCGGTAAAATCAATAAATCTGGAAAGACTTTTTTCAATCCCATTTTAACCAGGGCAGACTTCTGGAAAATAGGAATTAAAATTGAAAGTTTTGGTTTTAAAAGAGAAATCACTGATTTTATAGACATCTATGACCAAGGTATCCGAACAAGATATATCTATTCTCCCGACTTTGCAAAATTCATACAATACGAAAGTGTAATTAAAACCAGGGTATCAAATGTAGACGTAGATATTTCAAAGGTCTTAAATTTTGATACGAGATTTTCTTTGTCGACCGAAACACGGGTAATGAAATCTAATACATCTGGAGACACAAAGAGAAAGTACAGGGTTTCTTATACTGACCCGAATTCATTGTTCAGGGTAGACCTTACTGCTATTACTTCAGTTGAATACTATCCAGTATCTAGGACGTTCAAAACTAGTAGTAACCCTGATGAAAAATTTCAGATAGAAATTGAATTCCTCAGTGATAATATCAACATTAATGAACTATTTAAATTTTTAACACATCTTTTAAGCATTTGATAAAACTGTTCCATTGTATATCAGTCTCTCATCCCTAGAAATATACCATTCATCGGGATCGATGAACAACGAGATGTCTGTAGGTTTGAATTTATTATACAAATCGTTTAAAATCTTATCATATTCGGACGTTTTACTTGTTTTATTTAGTATACTTATCTTGCGTTTAGGAACAATATTTCCAGAGAAATCCCTGTTAATTTTAACATTAACATAATCGCCTCTCAATAATTTATCGGGAATTTCTCTTTTTGTAAATTCATATTTATTTAAGAAGCTTAACCCTTCGGGGAAAGTCGTGTCGCTGTGACCAAATTTAATAATTGAACCTTTAGTAAGTTCTAGAACTTGAAGTTCAATGATATCATCCGCGGTGTCTTTTTCGCCCCACGTAATATAATCGCAGATTTCCGAGTTTATAAATACTAATGTATTTGATTTATTTTCATTCATAAAGTAATAACTACCATCTATTATATCATTAAAAAAATCGGGAAACGCAATAATTTCATCTGATATAGTATTTAACACAGAATTTTGTAGTTCCATTATTGTTTGATTTCTTCTAGTAAACGGAACGGAAACATATGATTCGTCATAGTAAATCAAATCAACAACATGAAATTCATTGACGTTTTCTGTTTCATTTTTCTTTAGATATCCAAATAAAATAATGTCCGTGTCAAATCTATCAGATATTTCAGAGTCTATACTCATTAAATCTAAATTAATATAAAAGTTCCCGCCGGGTCCAAGACAAAGGAAAAATGGATAGCCACTACCTGGTACGTTTTTAACTACATATGGATCTGTTTTTAATGAATTTATACTAAATGTAGTAAGATTTCTTTTAGTAATAAGGGATGTATCTGGTATTAATCGGAGGAATATATCTGTATTTTCTTGTAGAATTTTTTCTCTTAAATCAGAAATCTTATTTTTAATTATATTACCGTCTTGATTTATAACGAAGTCTAATCTTTTGAGATTAAGTTTAACGCATTCTATTAATTGGTTTTTATTAAACGTGTCTAAACCCGGAAAAACGCGCGAGTCTTTTTTAAACGCTTCTCCTTCAATTGTTACAAATTCCCCATCTCGAGTCCTTACTGTATAATCATTAGATTTTTTACTTTTTTTCTTAATAACAGTGACTGTTTCAATACGACCGTTTATATTCACTTCGGCCGTTGATCCGGGACTATTACTATCTGGTATTAAAATACCCGAACCAATGTCTTCTCCGTCTACAATGTTATATTTTTCAGCATCTGATTGATTTCTCGGAAATCCTTTGATGAGATAATCTCTCATCATTTGAACGGACTTTTCGCTCTTTGCCTTACAACATGGATACCAAAGCCCGTCTGGCCCTTGTACACCTTCTGGACTTAGATACTGATAATTAGGATCTGGACATGTCCCGCTCCAAGAATATGGGTCGGGGCGCTTCCCTTCCTTCCACGTATTTCCATCGTCGTCTATTCTGGTCTGAGTATTTCTACATACAGACGACGGTACAGCATTTCCTGAAACAGTGTTATAAGACTTAATTTCCTTTGATATTTTATCTATTTCTTTAGACGTAAGTATTTCCATTTGATTTCTAAACAATTCATCAAAGACGTTAACAACATTTCTAAATAATTCGGTTTTTATTACTGTTTCACCCGATTGGCATAAACCTTGTAATATAGCCTTATCACTACATTTAGATATTGTCATGGTTATAGTCCCATATTTATTTATTATACATGTCATTTTTAAACCCGGTGCCGGAGTATTAACAAATTTAATGTATTCCTTTGACATAACCCCTGTGCGAGTCATTCTACCAAGAGAATATTCCCATTCTATTATACGAATATCGTTGTAAATTATTACGTTTTTACCAGATGCAGTGGTTTCGACATTGGTAATTGCACTAGAAATTAATTTTCCAGAAGAATCATACGGACTTATTAAATTGTCTAAGTTTTCGAAATCGACTTGTTTACCATCGAAGTTGCTAAGTGTGAACTGGGCAGACATTGAATGTATATAAGAGTAATCTGGGAATAATCTATATTCTTGTTCACCTGTTATCTCTTCTAACGCAGACTTATTTATTACGTCGGAATCTCTAATGCGATCAATTAATTCGGTTATCATAACATTATAATCATTCTCGTCTTCTGGTACGTTTATTAAATTTATAAGACCGTTTTTACTTATTCTAATGGATGTTTTATTTTCAGACTTTTCGTGAGAAATTATAACATTATTTAAGAATTGTGTAGTTGAAGTTTTGGCTGCCAATTTTTTAGGGCCGCGTCTTTTAAACACTCCTCCCGAGTCAAATGAGATTTTCGTTAAAATGTCTTCGTTTTCATCGTTTAATATTTCACCCGGTGAAGTTTGGTCCTCTAATAGTAGGACTTCGTCATTAAGTTCTTCTTGTGTTATTGTATTTTCATTAATTTTGTTTTTAATATTTAAAAAGTCTCCGTTGTAACTGGGTACGAGTATGTAGTCTTTTATACCTTTTATTGTAAGAAATAGACTTTCTTTCTGCGGATTATCGCAGTCTTCGCTGTGGTCCTCTGGACCTATAGCATCACATACACTACAATATAAACCTTTTTCTATTGGACCTATTGGAGGACGTGTGTAATTGTCGTTTATTGTTTCATTTCCTAAGAATTTTTTTTGGGATAAACTCAGACGATAAAACCCTTCTTCATCATCGTCCAGAGGAAAATCCGTTTTTAATTTATCAATGTCTACAATTTCTTCAGACGTATCAAATCTATTGAGAAAAACGTTAATACCATTGATTTTTATATCGGATGACATTTAATATATATATAACATTATTTTTAGCGAATGTATTTTTAATTGTAGTTGCGAGTTAAAATGTATATAAAAATATAAAAATATACAAATATATTAATATCAATGTCTAAAAAAGAAATAGAAAATTTTAATATATTATTTGAAGAATTCTTGGAAAAAATAATTTCAAAGTTTCCATATGCAAAACTTAAGACTTACTATAGAGGATTTAAAATGCTGAAAAGTACATCCCCTGCCACCCCTGCTAATTTGTTTATGGCGGGATGCGTGGATTATAAGGTACAAATTAAACAAAGAGACGACAAGTTCTTCTTGAAAGATGAAACGGTCACTGAAAGAGCCAAAAATTTTGGTAATTTTACAGAAGACTGTGGTCTCGATACTTATTGGAATGAACTCACTACACCTACAAAGAAAGCCATATGGGATTACATTCAGTCTCTTTTTGTACTAGGTGAAATTATCGTAAATAAAAACAAGACCTTATTCGATAAGTACAATAGCGTGTACGCATCTGATTATAAATCTGAAATAAATAATTTACACACTAACAATTTTTCTGTAGAATTCCTGGAGAAAATAAAATAGTTATGTAATATTAAATGACATCTTATTGGTTGAGTAATTTTTGTGCTTTGTTCGCGTCACTCAATGTGATCCCTTTTATCGGGGAGGATAAAAACTATCAATATAATTCCTTAACACGACTTATAATTTTGGTAACTATTTTGGGGTACGTTTACACGGAAGATATAAATGTATTATTTTCTGGACTATTGTCCCTAACATTATCGGTTGTATTTTACTTCCTTACATTTAACACAAAAAGTGCCGAACATTCTATAGATAATTATAGATTAGAAAAAGAAACCCCGGCTGACATTATTACACAAAAAGATGAAATACAAAATCAAATGAATCAAATCTCGTTGGATTATTCTCCGAAGGACACGGACGATAAGCGAAAGCATCTATATTTTCTAGACGGAGATCGTTCACAATCAAAAATTACCGATGTAGTTATAGATCCTTCTGAATTTTTATCCTCTGGACCAAAGGTTGTAAATTCTATTGTAAAAAATTTAAACAAACTAAATATAAATATTTAATTTAAAATTTATTATATCGCAATATATAATAATGGAATATACAGGGGAAACTAGCAAATCCAAGATTATAGACTACAATTCCGAAGGTAGATATAATCAAGAAATGGATTATAGAGTATTACATTCTGCGAAGATTGAAGATAGGGCGGTAAAAGCTCTAGTCAAATATAATAAGCAACAAATACACGGCAAAGAAATGACTAAAAAATTAAAACCGGTTGTTGTAAGAACTAGAAACAAGGCTATTGATCTTAGTGCCGTCCCAGACGGTATAAATCAAAGATACGAAGAAAAGTTAGTATCTTATAACAATAGGCATTACATGCTATATGACACTGAAAATATTAATAATGAAGATGGGGATTATGAATTTATAATTCAAGACTACACTAAGAACACTGCTAAACAGGTTCCGTTTACAGAAGCATTCACATACAAAATTCTGGATGAAACAGTCGGAGTTTCAAAGATATTAAACAAGGACGTTATTACTAATTCAGGTAGACTTAATAGAACAAATAAAACATTATAAAGAATTTAAATATATATATTACAATAAATAAATTATGTACATGTCCTCAAATGTAGGGTCAGTAGCATATTCGTCAAGAGAAGGTATATATCAAGTACCAGAAAATGAAAGACCTGTTACTGATCGTTTTGAAATGCTGTTTTTCGATGATGTAGCTATACATCCTCTTTTAATAGCACTTTCACATAGTTTAATTTTAGGAGAAGAAATTACCACTGTTAACACGGAAGAAACTAAAAAAACACTTACATATGATCAATTTAATCAATTAAATTGTAACCAAGAACTTTCTAATTGTTGCATTTGTATGGAAAATAAAAAATTAAATATACAACTCGTTTGTAATCATACCTTCTGTAAGACCTGTATTAAAAAATGGCTCACTGAAAAATCTAATACTTGTCCTACATGTAGAAACGAAGTCAATTAAATATCTTAAATTTAATATTATAATTTAAAATATTTAATTATATTAATTATGAATACATTAACTACACTGATCATAGTATTGTCTGTATTTGGTCTGTATATTAATCTGTACGGTAAAACAAACCTTTCCGACCCTGAACTTATGGACACTTCTTGGTTATCTAAATTACAGAAAATGACGGGAAAAGAAAAAAGAGAAAAACCCGTTACAACCGATGAAGTAGAAAAAATAATGAGTGAACTTAAACTAGATCCTAAAATATTAGATCAGGCAAAAGATGTAACACCTGAAGAAATAGAAAATATAATTAATGCCGCTGAACATGAAAGTTCTCTGACTGAGGCTCCCAAAGAATATAACGAAATTGGGGAAAAAAATAGCGAAGTACAAGAGACACAGCTATTAAACTTAGGAAAAAATGTAAAGGGTGGTTCATCTACTCGTTCATATGGATGGGTACGTCCATCTACTGTAGACAAGGTAGATGCCGATGGTTCTATGTCAAAAGATTACATATCTTATAAAAATAATTTCCCCTATAAAACAGATGAATTGAGAATGAAACCTGGCGATTCTAAAATATTAGAAAGTTACGCAAATTTAACTGGTAAAGTATTTAAACAGGAAGCTCAGATTGGAACAATGATATTACCCGATAATACGGATGCTTTCGACGTTAAAAATACATTTACAGAAAGAGCCACAAGTATATATAAAACAAGAATAGGTTATGAAAATAAAATTTTACCGGATATTCGAGGTATAGACTCTAATTTGTTAAAAGAAAGAGATAATCTTAAACGTAATGCGATAGATGAGATGTCCACAAACATTGAAATTAAGACAAGACCTAGTTTAGTAGGTTTTAAAGATAAGGTTGACCACATGAAAACTCACGAAAAATTAAACCCTTTTGATAATGTATCCACTGATATTAAAAATATAACTCGTAATTACAAACTAAAATAAAATATTTAATATTAATTAAATCAATATGAATATTACCGATCGTAATGTTGGTAGAGACAATAAACAAATACAAAATGTGTTTAATGATATTAATAATATTCTAAGTGCTCCAAATAAAGATCCTAAACAAATTAGAGTATTACAAAAAGTTCCCAAACAAAGCACATTTTCATTTAAGAAAATTATAAATTATGACTTAGAATACGCCACAAAAAATAATACACCCGCTAGATCCAGTTATCACGACGATCTTATAAATTCTTTAAATCTTAAAACACAAGATATCGACGAAAATACTCATACTTTATTAACTGCTAGCGTAGCGGAAGTAAATGACTTTAGTGGTAAAAGACTAATTGAAAAGGTCAAACCTAAGAATCAGGTCTCGGGAATTATAGATAAAAATTTGATGTCACATATAATTGTCCCAAGTTCTTTGGCAAGTAGTGTAGTTCCAAGAAATGATATCAAGCCAATGAATGTATATCGCAAAGCGCATAGCGGAATTTTGCCGCCTATTATAACACCAGTTACAACCCTCAAGGAAAAGATGATAACTATAAGATAATTTTATCGATGGTGTCTTTATTTTCAATAAGAGTCTGTTCAAAAATATTTCTTAATTTGATTAATGACTGTTTAGAACCGATGCTATGTTTTATAGTTTCATATGATACCCATTTTACATCATTTATCTCTAAAAACTTTCTATCTATATTTATCTTAGATATAAATTTTTTAGTGGACAAAAACCTATGTCTGTAGTTAGTATTAAATGGCACTTTAACTATATACATATAATAAGGATACCCTGACGGTGTTTTACATTTTATACATTGTGAATTGTATTTATTCAAAGTATTTTTAATAAGATCATAATCGTCTATACATCCAAGAGTTTCTTCCCATGCTTCTCTTGCGGCAGTTATTTCGGGATCTGATCTATCTGTAACTTCACATGCTCCTCCAAAATTGGACCATTTGTTATCCCAGTCTTTGCCAAGGAAAAAATAAGGAGTTTGTTCTATACTTTTAGTGTAAAATAATATCCCTGCTCCGTAAATTATATTATTTGCTATCATTTATAAAATAATACATATTATCTTTAAAAGGAATTAAAAAAAAAAATTATTAACTAAAGTATCGACATGGATGTCTTCATTTGTAAATAAATATAATGTAAAAGCGCCTATTAAATTATTATTTACTCGTTCCAATGATAACAAAAAAATAAATTTCAATAAATATAATATGAGCGGCTCGGTGCCAAAAATACAGATTGAAACTGAGAATTCGTCTAGACCTACTGTACAAATTAGAAACCCTATTAATGTGAAAGGGATAGATGTCATTCGAGATTCTGATGATTCTGCATCAGATGCCTCTGGTAGTACCGTAGAACCAGTCCCCGATGCGCGCCAAAAGAAAGCAAGTCTTAAATCTATGAAGTCTAAATCTAAATTCGATGCAGAGGAATATCAAAGTTTCGTTAATAATTCTAAGAAAAAGGCTGGTTCTGATAAAGATTCCGACTCTGGTTCAGAATCCGATTCCGGATCTGATAACTCCGATGATTCAAGTTCCGGATATTCTGATTATTCAGACTCAAGCGAAGGTTCTGAAGGTAAACAAAAGAAAGATCCAAAGCAAGAAAAACAACAAATACTTCTTAAATTACTTGCGTTAGAAAAGAAAGGAGTCGAACTAACAAAGAAGTATTCAATGTCTTCTAAACTTTCTGACCTGCGGTTTGAGTTAGAAATTCATCAGAGTAATACGGAAAAAGAGATGAGCGTGAAATTTCAGCAAAAGATGTTAATGGCTGCAGTAACAGGTCTTGAATTTGCCAATAAAAAATTCGATCCAATTGGGGCTAAATTAGAAGGATGGTCAGAATCCGTGATGGACAATATGGATGATTACGACTCGGTTTTTGAAAGATTACATGAAAAATATAAAACTCGGGCAGAACTTCCGCCAGAATTACAACTTATGGTAACGTTAGCCGGAAGTGCAATTATGTTTCATGTAACAAAGTCTTTATTTAGTGGAGCCTTATCAGTGGGCGACAGCGGGCTTCAAAATTCAGAGATTATGAAGAATATAGCGTCGGCAATGAGTAATCCAGGTCCTCCTCCAAAACCAAATTCAAATGAAATATCCGGTCCCAGTATGAATTTAGCTAATATGATGAGAGATGATGATACAATTTCCAATAGTACCGTAGAAACTTCTAAAGAAGTAAAAATTAGCGATAAAGGTAAAAGAGCTATTAATATTTAAAAAAAATCTTAAAATAAAATGATTTATTATATATATAATGGTTTTATATTATAATCAAGTCGCTGCGCCATTAGTGGAAAAAACGGATCCGTCTTTATTACTTTCCAGTAAAATACAGAAAAGACCAAGTGGGCTTTATACCCGTGATAATCCAGAAACAGAAGTTTATCAAGAGAATAAAGGTCTAATGAAAATTTTGTCTTTAAATTTATTTGGAGATACTCCGGAATTGTATTCGAGATTACTCGAAGAAGATTTCTCAAACCTATCTATAGATGAAAAAATGAATTACTTATTTAAAGTAAATATTATACAAAATAGAGAGACGTCTAAATACTTGAGACTCGGGCTATTTCTTTTAGTATTAATAGTTTTTAAATTATATTTTTAGTTTACTACTATAATCTTAGTATTAACGTTATTCATGGTGTATCTGGAATTAGCATAGGATGATTTTCTAAATTCTTCTATACTTTTATCCCCTCCATATTCTTTTAGTGTCAATATACTCGGAGCACACTTAATTCTAAATGCTTGTCCAAAAAGAGACCTGTAAAATTGACCCACGAGATAACTTTTAGTATCAAAAATTTTATTATTCAAACAATAAGATTTGACACAATTAGGGGAACAGAAATTACCAAATAATTTATAACGGTTTAATTTTGAACAATAGTCAATAGGTAAATAAAAAGGTATACAATTAAATGTATGATGACAATTATAACACCTTATTTCAGTAACATTTAGTTTAACTTTAGTGACGTCTACACCTTTGTTGTAATGTTTTAAAGATTTAACATTTTCTTTTATATTCTCGCAAGTGTCTTCTTCATCACTTGATACAATTATATCACATTCTTTGTGATGTTCTGTAAAAAAATCCGCAATGCCGATATTTTCTTCTTTTTCTTTATCGTGCACCTGAATACATAGATTTCCGAAAGATAAAGCATTAGTAGAATAATCTTCTCGATCGTATTCGTTTTTATCAAGACTTACATCATCGGTTTCGGTATCTTGAATGTAATTATTTTTGAATGTGGTTGTTTCCCATTTCTTTTTCCTACCACGTTTCTTCTTAACAGGTTCTTCTAAAACCGTGACTGGTGTTTCTAACGCAATTATTTCTTTTTTTTTGCGCCCTCTTTTCTTAACAGTTTCTTCCATTAATTAATTTAAAGAAACTCTATATTAAAAAATAATAAATGTTTGCTTTATATACCTTTATTTCTGTAGGTTTACTTACATACGTCTTGAACAAGGTTTATAATTATTTTAATCCTTATAAAACCTTTGAAGACAAATACATACACGACGAGTACAGATTGTTGTCCTATCATATAATCTTTGAAGATGGTTCTGAAATTTCAGAATCGGAACTAACAGACGAACAGGTTGAAGCCATTGACGCCGAGGCTGAGTCGAAAATTAAATGTATTATCATCGAATACATGTTTAACGGCGAATTTATGAAGTACATTACATATACAAAAGACATTCGATTTCCTATTTACCCATTTGACATTTCCCCAACAAAGTACCCATATTATCCGGAAGTTGTAATTCTAAATGGATTGGATATCACGCAGTATGTTCAACCCTGGTTAGGTCCTTACTGTAATTTTTACGTCGATCGCGAAGAACCTATTAAGCTCGAAGACGCTCTAATGGATCATCCCGATTATAAAAACCTTGATTTTAATAACGGAACTCTTTTGATGCTTTCAAATCAAACACCTCTAAGTGGTAGAAAATGTATTACTAAACCTCTCCCATGTAAACTTATTTGGAAGAGACATGCCGCCGTAGATCCACGAGATGATCATCTTTTGGAAGATTAATAATGTAATAATGTAATAATGTAATAATGTAATGTATTTAAAAGACAAGTTTATTTAACTCTAAATAATGGCAGCAAAGTCCGACGATCCTGTATTATTTAGATTTAAAACTGTTCAGACAAATGCTATAAGAATTCTATTCGAGTCCCTTAAAAATATCCTATCAGATGTCAATTTCAAGGCAGATAGCACAGGTCTAAAACTTACAACTATAGACGGAACTAATAGTGCTATAGTAAATTTGTTTCTACAAAAAGAAAAATTTGAAGAATATATTTGTACTAAGGTTACTAATATTGGAGTAAATTTACTATCTATTTTTAAAATTTTGAAAGGTATTAAACACGCTGATACCATTTCATTTACTATTTACGAACATGAAGAAGGTCACATGTACATCCAATGCGAAAACAGTGAGAAACAGGCAAAAATTTCTACGAAAATTAAACTTCTTGACATGGATGAAAAAATTTACAAAATTCCAGATATACGTTTTAATAGTTATATAACAATGCCAAGTTCTGATTTTCAAACATACATATCGGATCTTTCTAATATTTCAAACGAAGTACATTTTACCTACAATAAGGCGCTAAAATTAAGGGCGATTGGAGATTTTGCGGATCAAAGTATTATAATTAATGAAACAAATGATAATTCAGACACAGAAGAGCAATCTGGTATTTACAACATTAAATACATTCTCTTGTTTACGAAGTCTACTAATTTATGTAGTACAGTTGAAATTTATCTGAAGACGGGTTACCCCTTGACTGTTCTATATAATGTAGCGAATTTAGGACAGATTAAATACTGCTTAGCTCCAAAACCAAGTTAATTTTAATCTGAATCTACAACGTCTGTATCATTTTGACTTAAACAAAAATTACATCTGTATTTATAGTATATTTTATAAGTGAAATCTTTTATTCTTAATAAAATAGTTTTAAACAAATAAGAATTCTTTACTAGTGATAATACGACTTCAAGTTTTTCATAATCTATTTCTGTATCAAATTTATTAGTTAAGATTTCGTCTACACATAATATAATTATTTTTTCAAAATCTTTGGATTGAAAATGTTTAATGTATTTTTTATTTTTCTGTAGGAAGTCTAACAATTTAAACACTAAGAGCGAATAATCTATTTCTTTTTCTGTTATTATGTCATAAAGACCATTATTTCTTAAATTTGATAATAATCTGATATAATAGTCTTTATTTCTAATTACAACTATTTTTTCTTTATTGTTCATTTATAAATTGTAAATAAATTAAATTAAATTAAATCTTTTAATAATTTGATAAGTCGCCGCCACGACTACACCCGAAAAGGCGTCCGTCGCGAAAGAATAAGTGAACCCCAATTCATCGTAATAATACGTTTTAAGATGTGGAAATAAACCCGAATATCTCATTGGTATACCTAATAGCCCCGAAATAAACACTACTATTATAAAAGTATGTATATTCGCACCTGATAAATTTAAAAAGTCGAGAGATTTGACTATAACATAATGTGTTAGTGCTCCCACAAATCCTGCTACAAGGGCAGCGGACAAAACAGTATGTTTTCGAAAGTATTCTGAAAGTACTGTAATCCATTTCATTTTTTCAATACCAAAAAATTTTAATTTATCTTCCGCGAAAAGTCTCAGAATTACATCCCAAAACGCCGTAATTAAAAAAATTATTATTATATCTTTAGTTAAAATGTTTTTTTTACTCATTGTGGTTTATTTATTAAAAAAAAATATATTTATTTATAATAAATGATGATGGCAAATTTACCGATACCTGTTATAATCGGAATAGTAAGCGCCGTATTCCTCGTGGTATTGTGGGCTATGGGTACATTTTCGGCGAGAAAACAGTATAGAAATAGAGACAGATCTTCATTAGAAGGTTTACTTCAGAAGAATTTAACTGATTTAAACGCCGCCCAGATTAACAATAGCGCGAATCATAAGTTTCATTTTGATGATAGAATTACCGGTATTGTATTAGACAACGGTGCCCGTTTAGATTCTTTATACGCAGAGAAACAATACAGAGGTCCATATGGAATTTCTACCAGGGATGATGTAAAGGCAGACGAACCTGTTGTTGCTGCCATAAAAGATGTAGAACCCGAAGCCGCAGTCGAAGTTGATACCTCGCAGATTAAACCGGAACAAGAAGTAGCTGTTAAAAAGGAAAATGTTATAGCAAATCAAGACGTCATTGTTAAGGCAAAGGATGTTAAACCCGGTGAGAGAGTGGTTGTAAAGCCAACACAGGTTAAGCCAAAACAGCAGGTACTTAAGAAGAGCATGGTATCAGGTGATTCGCAACTAGTCGATAAAGAAGAAGTAGACCTTAATGAAAATGTAATTGCCGATTCCAGTCAGTTAGATCCTGAACAGGATGTCGTTGTTAAGGCTTCTCAGGTAAAACCCAATAAGACTGTCGTTACTCAAGGTAAGTCTCTCTCTGCTGGCAAAAAGGTAGTTGTAAGCGCGGATAAAGTCAAAGCCGATGAAAATGTTGTAGTAAAAGCGTCTGATACTAAGCCTTTGGCTCAGGTAAAACCAGTTGCTGCGCCTCAGATTGGTTCTCCGCAGATTGGTGTCCCTGCAGCAGCCGACGGAATTGAAATAGAAGCCCCGGAACCAATTGCATTGGGTACAGTAGAAGCTAGACTAGGTAGTGATGCCCGTTTTGGAAAAGTTTATTCGATGAATAAATATCCAGCTCGTAAAGCTTACGCAACCGTAAGCACTAGACAAAGTCTATCGGAATTTCCTGTAAGATCTACCGTCCACACATCTAGAATCTAATCATACATTCCGTATTATTCCCTAACGTACATTCATCTATTATGTCATGTTTATCAAATTTGTAATTAATTTTAAAATTTTTACTCTTATACAATGATAGTCTTTTGCGATGCCAATTATTAAAGACGCTTATTGTATCATTGACATCTATAACAAGGGGCAAATTTTCATTTTTCCTTCGTAAAATTCTGCCAACAGCCTGTTCAACATTCCCCTTCGGCGAAGCAAGTATTAATGTATCTAGTCCTGGATTGTCGTAACCCTCTTGGGCCATTTGGTAAGTGGCTATTATAATTCTACAATCGTTTGACTTTTTCAAATTCTCCGTTTTCATTCCTCCATAATAAAGCCCGACTGAAAAATTTTTCAATGAATTAAATAAGATATCGCAATGGGCTTTGCGGTCTGATAAAACAAGGATTTTTCGGTTGGAAGAATAACAATCTTTAATTAATTTTATTATGTAATCATTTCTAGATTCAATCTGTGTTATAGATGTAATACTAGCCGGAGAGTTAACTTTTCCATTTGGCAAAAATTTAATTGTATCTTCAGGATGATTATCGAATGTCTGTACATGAATTTCCGGTTCTATGATAAGTAATTGTACATTTACAGCAACTTTTCCAAGAAACCACCCTAGGGTGTATTCTAAACGATCTGCTCTTTTTAAAGTTGCTGTTAGACCAAGATTAAATTTTGCTCCTATTTTATAAAATACATTTGAAAAAACTTTGGAACAGTAGTGATGCGTTTCATCATAAATAGCAAAAGAAAAGTCTTTGAAAGTGTCTTCGGGGTATTCTTTCATTGAGATACTCTGAATCATTCCTATACAAATGCCTTTAGATGTATCTACGTTCTTACCCTGAATTATACCTGGCGAGATATTTAAAAATTTTTGTATTTGTTCTTTCCATTGTTCCATTAATGATTCTTTATTCACTAGAATTATCGTTTTAACTCCGAGTAGACTTGCTATATAAAGACTAGCAAATGTCTTACCCCATCCTGTATATAGACAAGCTATACAAGACCCATTTTTAATTAATTCTGTATGAATTTCAGATATTGCTATTTTTTGATATTCTCTTGGCTCATTTTTAATGGACATTTCAACTACATTTGTATCATTTAATATTAGTTCTCCTTCATCATTGAAATATCTTGGTATATACATAAATTTATTGGTGAGTTTATATAATGTGTAATGAACGGGGACTGGTGCCCCTGGCATGAAAGGCGTAACCGTTAAATCTTTTTTAAGACCTGATTTTGTAAGACTTACACGTCTTCCACAAGGCATATTTATTAATTTTCAATTATCTATCTACTTATATTTATTTAAAGAAATAAAACATACATTTTAAATGGTAAAACTATACATTACGACAGACCGAACATTTCGTTACAATGTTAGAACTAATAATAAACACATTTCAGATTTGAAAACTGTAATAGTTAAAAAAACAGATGAAGTACATAAATGTATAGAGATTAATCGCCAAACTCACAATACACTATCTCGGACAAACGGGTTTAATAGAATGATCTATAATGCTTATTCCGAATTATATAAAAAATACACGGACCTTGTTAGAGATTTTGATATCTGTAGGAATTCTCTGCGCGAATCAGCAAATAAACTCAGTGAAACAGAGAAATTATACGAAAATCTAGAAGACATTTACAATGAAAAGGTATCAGAATGCGAGAGACTTAAGAAATCAGAATGTACCGTTTTGAAGACGCCAACAGAACCTGAGGAAAATAAAATTCTTTAAATGTACTTAAAGAATAATTTTATATATAAACATGAGAGAATTAATAAATACAAAATAACTCTATGGAGGCGTAGCTCAGTCGGTTAGAGCGTCGGTCTTATGAGCCGAATGTCGCGGGTTCGAGCCCCGCCGTCTCCATAGAATTATTACATTTTTTTATTAGGTTTAAAAAAATAAAACAGGAATTAATTACTACATAGACACAGATATGGATTGTTCTATTTGCTGCGAAAAGTTCAATAACTCCATCCACCTAAAGGTTGAATGTATGGGTTGCGAAACTACGGACCAGGCGGCGTGTAGATCTTGCTGTAAGACTTACATCTTGAATTCTAATAACGATCCTATGTGTATGTTTTGTAAAACACCCTGGGAACGTGAGTTTATAGTTAATAATTTGACTAAAAAATTTGTTGAAACCGAACTTAAAAAATACAGCGAAGATCTTTTTGTTGAAAGACAAGTTTCTCTGCTTCCCGATACGCAGAAAGACGCTATCAAGGAAAGGAAAATGCGTGAAATTAAAAAAAATATCGATGATGTTCAAAAGGAAAAAATCCGACTTAAAAATTTAATCAAAGAACATGATGAAATATTGAAAGCATATAACCTAGAATTAAGCAGAATTCGATATGGTACATCTACTGAAGACACATCATCTACTAATTTTACAATTAAATGCTGTAGCGAAGATTGTAATGGTTTTTTAGACAATCGTTATCATTGTGAGATGTGTGATTCTAATTTTTGTAGATTGTGTATGGAAATCAAAGAGGAAAATCATGTCTGCGACGAAGACACTAAAGCTACTGTACTTGCCATTAAACAGCAGTCAAAACCTTGTCCTGGTTGCGGAGAGATGATATCAAAAATCGACGGATGCGATCAAATGTGGTGTATTAAATGTCACATTCAGTTTTCTTGGAGAACTGGGCAACAAATGCAAGGTTATAATCACAACCCAGAATACTTTAGGTGGCTTCGCGAAAGTGGTCAAGAAATAGCAAGAAATCCTCTAGAGAATGTAAGAAACGGACGAAATATTTGCGGAGTTCAAGTTGACGCGATCTATATTACACGAACCGTTGCAAATCTTTATCATAACGAACCAGATTATAGAATTTTATATTGTGATGTATACAGATTTTACAGACACGTTGAGTGGCTAGTGGGAACCTTTAATGATAGGCAAACAAGTGTCGAAAGAAGTCTTTTGAATTTAAGGATTAGGTATTTACTGAAAGACATTGGCAAAGAACAATGGAAATACGAAATTCAAAAGATAGATAAACAAAACAAAAAGACTATTATGTATGAAAACATCTGGAGACTTGTATTAACTGTATTAGAATCTAATTTTGAGAAATTTACTATTTACACACGAGAACAAAGAAACAAGGAAGATTATACAATTATGGCAAAAGAATGTATTAAATTTAAAAATTATATTAATCAATCTTTTATCAAAGTGTCAAACACGTTCGGGTCGCAGACTTGCCCAGGTATAGGCGATAATTGGCGGGAAGTAGGTAATCTAAAGACTTATATCAAAAAAGCACAATATAAAAGACTAAATTAACTTCTTTAAATATCAATTCAAAAAAAATATTTTGCTTATTGTAAATGGTAAACAAGGGAATTAAAATTGCGGTAAAATCCCGTTCTAAAGTAATGTCCGCGTTAAAGTCTGCTTATGGCAAGAAAAAACCAGGTTATTACCCACCCTCTTTGGAGGGTTACGATTACAATTCAGAATATGACAGGTATATGAAAAAATGTAAATCGTATCAAGTTCGCAATGAAAAGGGTCGTTGCGTTGGAAGAAAAACTAAAACCGGTTCTAGAACCGGATCTAATCTTGCTGCTAAGGCAATGAAACTTAAACATAAGGAAGGAATAAGTCTTAAAGAGGCGTGGAAAAGAGTAAGATTTGGTTATAATCCTCCTAATTTAGTAGATTATGAATGGAACCCGAAAACTAAACGTTATAATAAAAAATGCAGTTCGGGTAAAGTACGTAATCCTTCCACGGGTAGATGCGTATCGGATGGCACGGCAAAAAGAGGAAGAACCTCGCAACCAAAATCGCCAAAACAGGTTAAAGGTTACAGAGTAGAATTAGTTGTAAAACCTATGGGTGCAGATGAGCGCATAGATTTAATGGGTAAAAATCGTGCCCATAATCTTAAAAAACTCGTCGAATATTATAGTATGTTGCTACCATCTTTAGAATATGAATTTACTATAGTCAACCCAAAGGTCGTTAAGAGAATAGTTGGAGATGAAGGTAGAATAGTATTCAAGTACGATCACTTAACGCCGTTTGCATCGCAACGCGATGCCTGTATCGAAAAAGCTTTATCCATCAGTGGAGATAACCCAATTACAACAGATGGCAAAGGTAGAATTTTAAATATAGAAGCAGGAAAACTATCACCATACGACTTTCCTAATGGCATTATACCAAATGAGACATTTTTATTAGAGTCCCGGGGTGCTGAAAAGAATTGGAAAGGATTATATTAAACTTTTTTGAATACAAAAGAAAAGTTTAGGAAGCTACAGATTTGTTCTTTTTCCGTTAGATTATATTTATAATTGTCGTATATTTCTGAGAAGTTTTTAATCTCAATAAGTTCAAGACCGTGACTTTTACATTTCTCTATCAAATGATCTTTATAAAGAAAGTATTCAATTGAAGCACCCCGATATTCAAAATACGTCTCTCGGGATGACTTAACAGATTTTAATTCAAATGAATACATTCCTTGATCATCTGTTCTTTTAAGACAAAGAGTGTCGTTTTCAAAATGTCCATTGTTTAGACTTAAAAGACTGGATATAACATCTCCGTCCGCCGCAGTCCCGATAAAGTAACCATTCGTTTTAAGTTTTTTAGAAATCATATTCAATGTAATGTCAATGTCGTTTACGAAATAATGGAAAGAAAATTGACAGGAAATGATGTCATAAATTTTATTATTGTCTTTACCGTTGATTAAGTTTAGAGCAAATGGATCTATCGCAGAAATATTCCAGAAGTAACACCTTGGCACATTTGGTAGATGTTTAACAGAATTATACCTCTTAATTGCGCCATCAAATGAATTCTTCTCGTATATACTCTTGTTGTCAATATCAAATCCTGTAACAAATTTAAGTTTAGAGTTTGCCCATTTCATGATGTCTCCTCCTCGTCCTACGGCAACATCCAGTAGTGTATGTCCATTAGTTTTCTTTTTAGCATCAAGGATTAGTTGCATCTTAACCCAGTTATGAAATTTGCGAAGGCCTTCGAGAGATTCAGTCATAATCGATTGCTATACAATGTATTGATTAGGAATGTACCTATACTTTATATTTTTTTGTAATAAAATTACTTATTTTCATCAAGGGTCATAATAGCCATTGCTGCATAATTATGTAGATCCATCAATGTATCTCTTAGATTTTCATCAGTGACTTCAATAGTAACGTTCTTAGATGTAATTTTTGAAAACCTCTGAAGCTTATCTCCAATCCGCACTAGAACTCCGACTGTACCATAAGTAGCAAAAGCGTCGCCATAATCTTGGTTCTTCTTAGTGAAAAGTTCCAGACATTCTTTTTGAATACTTTCTAGTTGCTGTACACGGCTCATTATACCTATTTATACATTATTTCTCTAAATTAAGTCTATAAGATTTGTATTTCCAGGGCATTTGTAAACATTAAGTTGTTCTTCTAGATTTTTAATTTTTTGAAAAAGTTCATAATTAAGGCGCTTTATTTGTCTATTTTCTCTACACATTTCCTCATAAGCGATGTTTATATCATTAACACTTCTAAAATCATTTTCAAATGTAGCATTAGCCGGTTCCATACACAATCTTTGATGCTTCTTAGTTTTAAAGTGACTATTAACTAAAATTGAAAATTTATCTTTGGTGTAAATATTTCCGCAGCATTGACAGCCATTTGGATATTTTCCCTGGAGATCCCTAATATTCATATTCGCCTTCATTTGTTTAACCCAATCTGTTTTTGGTTCATAATTGGGATAAACGTTAGTAATCATTACAGATTATACCTATTTATACATTATTTCTCTAAATTATTACATAAAATAATTATACTTAAAATATTATTATAGTATAAATTAACAATAGTTATGTTGAACTGTAAGTGCGGAAACAGGTCACTCTTCTTTGAAAAAACTACTCGCGATGGAATTTTTCGTGTATTTAAATGCGATGTAGAAAAAACTAAAAAAAAGGGAAAATGTGATTTCTTTCACACTGAGAAAATTAGAGACTTTGTAAATAGCGACCCAGTTCAAATTATCAAAACAACTTTACAAGAAACTTCAAAAGAAGTAAATCCAAGAGAGAATTACATGACAAAATTAAATAAATACATCAAACTCTGTAAAAATACATCTCATTTACCACGGGAATATTACACTGGTTATATAGCAAATATGAATTACATCCTTAAACGACTACATATGCCTTTATATTTCGAAGACAATGAAAGCATTGAATCTCTCGAAATAAGGATAAAAGCGAATGTGTGTGTAGAATACATTAGACCAACGAATATATTTCCAATTAAGTTAACAGAGTATCCTTTAGAATTGGCAGTTCCAAAGAAAGTTAAACATATCAAAAAGAGAAAGATAAAGACCGAAGTTAAGATTAAGAAAATTGATTTAAAGGATTTTATAGACAATGAAGAAAAACCCATGTCAGAAGAGGAAGCGGAAGAGGAGACTAAATCGATATATAGCGATAGTGATAACGAAAGCGAAGCACCAGTAGACGAGAAGGATAATACATTCGACGTTGATGAATGCGATTCTGGTCAGGAGGACGAATTTGACGATACCGGAGCATTCAGCGATTAAACTAAATATATTAAATGTATATTATATATTATATATCGTATCATATGCTGTCAAATATATTAGACGAAAAAAGTCAATTTAAGATTAATGAATTATTTAATAAAATTATTTTTCCTGTGAAGTGTTACGCTATTATATTGTTCGTTATTCTTTTATTGAACACTTATTATTTATATAAAATTTCTGAAAAACTTAACTAATTTAAAAAAATGATATATTTAACTTTAAATGGAGCTACCTGTTACAGATCAGGAAATTGAATTTTTTAAAAAGGATGTAGGTGATTATAACGACATAGATACCCAAATTAAAGAACTTAAGAAAAAAATGAAACCTTATCAGGATAAAATCAAAGAACTTGCTCAGAAAAAGAAACAAAAACAAGAAGAAGTTTTGAGCTTTATGTCAAGTAACAATCTAGATGTATGTCATGTTGGCGACGACTCTAAACTAGAACTTAAAAATACTTCAGTTAGTAAACCTATTACAAAGGGAGATGTTTATGATAGAATATACAAGTATTTCTCAGAAGAAACCGAAAAAACTGATGATATGAATAATCAAGAAAAATCAAAGTTTTTACATGATTACATCTACATCGAAGGCCGTGAAAAAGTACCTATGCAAAAGTTAGTTTCAAAGTAATATTAATGGAAAGAACTTGTAAAGGAGGCTCAAGAAGCAAACTTCACTAGGTCAGATTAAATCAATACATATATCCCTTTGGACTAATTTTTTACAGGCATACATCTAAAAATATTTCAAGACAAATTGTGTCTTAAAAAGTAATAATATCCTTATAATGTTTTGTAATATCTAAGACATTCGTGTCTTCTTCGGGTATTTCATATTTTTCTTTTTCTAAAAGTTTTATATAACTGTTTAATGTTAATGATTTAATATTTAAATTACATTCTAATTTAATTAAACCTATATCTGAATTATACCTATCAGTTGTAAAATTTAAAACTGTTAAGTTCATTTCAGAATTATTATTTTTATTAAACATAATGACGTATCCATCGTACATTTTATAAAATTCGAACTGTTTAAAATGTGTTATATCGAATACATTTACATTTGTCTTTTTTTCTTGAATTTCTCCATTTTTAAGAAAAATCAAAAACGACTTCATTCTATACTGTTAACGTCACATTTTAAATGATATTTTTAACCCTGATATTACAAAAATAAAATCATATAAAAAAATATTTTATACTAAATTATATTCAGTGATGGCGCTGGCACCTGTTAACTGGACAAATGATATTAAAGACCGGATTGATCAGGCAGACAACGAAAAACTTTTAGAATACTTTCAGAATTTAGACGAAAAATGGTCTGTTAACAAGGACGATAATCTTATAACCGCCGTATGCGAGAAACTTTGCATCGGAGATCTAGAAACAATTGATACAAGTGTTCTCTCTATTGAACTACAAAAAGCTATTTTTGAAACCACATTAGTGTATTTTAAATTTAAAAAATACATGCCCGATTTTGATGACTACAGAGAACGCTGGAATAGAATATACGAAGTTATTTTTTATTCAGAGAGACTTATTCGCGATACTTATGTACTTTATCGTACAATAGAAACAAACAGAAATTCACTATGTAACGAAGACCCAGATGTACTTTTTAAGTATTCCCGTTTTACAGATGATTCTAAAAAAACGCCTTATCAGTGTCTTCTATTGTATCTTCTGGAAATGTTTTCAGAAGAAGGTTTCACAAAGGCGGGCGGAAATTTGTATAAACCCGTAATCCACAGAAAAAATAATACACATGCTTGGAAAAAGCAGTTTTCAATCAAGGATTACATCTATCAAAAAACTGATCACAAGATTAATTTTAATCAGTGGAAGAATGCCACTGCTAACGGTACAAGTAATATCAATAACGCAGAAAAATATTTTAATGAATTTATTGGTCCCGAGTTGCCAGTTTTGAATAAAGACCGTCATCTATTCGCATTTAAGAACGGTAATTACATAACTAAGTATAATACATCCGAACCGGGCGAAAAACCTGTGTATGTAGATGTATTCGTTCCTTACGGCGAAAGTCACCCATATCTTAATAATTTATCCGTAGCAGCAAAATATCATGATGTAATGTTTGATAACTATGATGAGTATTCGGAAGACGAATGGTTTAACATTATAGTACATTGTCCTACATTTAAAAGCCTCCTTGATTATCAAGAATTTACAGAAGAAGTTCAGAGATGGTTTTGTACATTTATGGGTAGAATGTGTTTTAATCTAGGTGATATGGACAACTGGCAGGTTCTATTGTATCTACTTGGTCAAGCTGGTGCTGGAAAGAGCACAATAGTAATGAAAATTATTCAAAAGTTCTACGAAGAAGAAGACGTAGGTATCATTGCCAATAATATCGACGCGAAATACGGTATTAAACCTCATGTAAACAAGTTCATGGTACTTGCTCCGGAGATTGCCGAAAATTTTAAGATGGAGCAGACAGATTGGCAGCTTCTAGTTGAAGGCGGGCGTAATACTTACTCAGAAAAGTACAAGTCAGATGAGACTATTAATTGGGAAGTTCCGATGATGATGGGCGGTAATAAGATTATGCGATACAAAAATAATTCAGAGAGTGTATCGCGTAGAACAGCTGTTGTTAATTTTTGGAAGAAGGTAGTAAATACAGACACTGAAATTGATAAGAAACTGGCAAAAGAAATACCAGGTATCATGAAAATGTGTATCCGAGGATACTATCATACACTAAAGATGCATGGTAAAAAAGGAATTTGGAATATTCTTCCTCAATACTTTAAGGAAAATAAAGAAGAAATGGAGCAAACTACTAATTCTCTTCAGCATTTCCTGAAATCTGAGAAGGTTGTATTTAATAAGAGGTTGTATGTACCTCTAAAGGTATTTTCTCAGATGTTTAATGATCATTGTAGGGAAAACAATTTGCTAAGAGAACAATTCACAAAGGACTATTACATGGGTATATTTACCAATAACGGTATTAAAATAATACAACAGGGTTCTAAAGAATATCCTCCCAATTCTGGTATCGTACTTAAACGCACTACGTTTTTACTCGGTATTGATATTCCAGGAGATGATAACGAAATCGCAGAAGATGACCCAGAATAAATTACATTACATTATACGTTAAAAGATTCGTTTTAAATTATTTATTAAAAGTAAATGTCTAAGGAAATGATACCTGGGTTACCCGATAGCGGCGAATTTCTATTTAAAGTTGGTATGGGCTGCGCATTGATTATAATTGTCTTCTTTATTTATAATTTGTTTTCTAAGATGAAGGAAATAAATAATAAAATAGATTCTTTTTTAACAGAAACATCTAATCCACATGTAATACCTGAATTACCAAATGACGTCATTCAGGAAATTTCTGAAGAAACCGAAAAGAAAAAGTCGAATATAGACTTGTCTGGCATCGATTTAGAGACCATCGAAGAATAAACTTTATGTAGGACATGAAAGTATACCATCATTTCTTACAAATGCGTCATTTACGCATCTATATATTTTTTCATATGAAGTAATGTCATTACCGCCTGTAATTATAACACTACCGGGTCTAAATACAATGCATGACATTACTTTATCAAAATCCGGTTCTTTCATTTTAATGTTAACACCTGGATATTTATTTGGGTTAAAAGAATAAGTTTTAAGATATTCTAAACCCCGTTTGTCTAGAATTTTACATAATTCTGTCTGTTTTATAAATTTATCTATCTTAAAATCAGAATTTATCATACATATTCTAACATTAGATATTTTAGCAGTTTCATCGCTTTTAAAGGCTTTCAAAGTTTTAAGTCTTTTAAAAATTTTCCTGAATGCGTAAGTTGCCGAATATGGATTCAGAATCCCGGCTAACTGAATATTTCCATTTGAAAATATTTTAGCTGAAACTTTAGGTTTATGCTGATACTTCACAGTTATGTAAACATTTGCGCAGTTATAAAAAGGTTTTTTACCGTTTTCATCTATATACTCCGTTGTATATTTTGAAGTGTCTATAAGACTATTAAAACAACAACACATTGTCATGGTAGATATGTCCCATTTTTTTATAATATTAAAGGATGTATAGGCATCATTTACATGCATCCGTTTATATACTTCATTAAAATTTTTAAAATTAGAGTGGCAAATGCAATCTGTATATTGAGAACGCGGATCGCAGATTGAGCACATAGTCGTGTCCGTGTTCTTTATATACTAATTTGTTCCTTTATATAGTTATTTTTTGTAATTATATGTCTCTAAATTCGTTTACATTTTCTACTATAGAAATGTAATCAATTATTAGTTGTTTGTTTACAGTTTCTTTACACGCTTTTAAAAGCATTGCCGCCATTTCTTTAGAATGATTATTTACAAGATGAGTGAAATAAAATATAAATCGAGGAAGATAAAATTTGTAAGTTTCTTCTATATTCAATACTTTATTATTAATGTCCTTGATGATGTCGTATAAACAATAAGTTAATATATTAAGATCTATATTTTTAATCATATCGTCGGATATAATCAATTTATTAGTTGGTTTTCGATGATAATAAATAATAAGTTTATTAATTTCTTCTATTTTTTTATTAGATAAACTAATTCTAGTACAAGGATCTCTGAAGTCGGACATTTTATTTAAATATATTACAAAAGTATTAAAATCGTAATAAATATACCTCTTATTATTTTTAGTACATATCCATGGATATCTAAGTTCTTCGTGAGAAATTGGACAGGTTTCGTTAAAATCTAATATTTTTCTAAAATTTCTTTGAATTACTTTCGCGGCTGAATATTTATTCAAAATATCTAAAAGAAAATCTTTTTTGATATACATATCAAGTTTAATTTTATAAATTCTACATATTTTTCTTAAACATTTAACAGATAAACTATTAGAATATTGTATCATCTAATTAATTAATGTATCTTTTTAAATTATTTAATAAAACATATAAAAAGATACGATATAATAACTACAAATGACA